CCAGGTGATTGTTTTGGATCAACTAAAACTTTTGCACCTGTGTTTAATGCTAGTGCTATTGTATTTTCTCTTACTGCTCCTTTATTATAATCACTAATTACAACTAAATCGTCTTTTTTAATATTACTGTAAAATCTTTCTAATGAGTCATTACATTCACATATTGCATCAGTATCAAATCTGCAAATTTGTTGTCCTTCTGTGCTTACAATCCTAACTTTACTTGTAGTTGTATCCATACATTTTGCAAGATATGAATTTACATCTGTGTTCATCAGTAACTCTAGTATTGTAGACCCTTGCTTGTCTCTTCCAATAGGTCCATACAAATCTACTTCACCATTAATACTTGCTATGTTGAGTGCTAAATTTCCTGCACCACCAACATTACGTTTGTAATTTGTTTCTACTAAAACTGGTACTGGTGCTTCTGGACTAATACGGTCTACTTTTCCTATACGCCATTCGTCAAGCATTACATCACCGTAAACGATAATACTCATTACTTCTCCATTAATGATACTAGTTGAAATACTGTTTGTAGTTTTGTTAAATTTTGTTTGTTTTGTAAAGTATTTCTTAAACCTTGGTGCAATGGTTTAGGCCAATTATTAAAACTTACCCACGCATAACCGTTGTGTTCAAAATTTAATTTAGGAATAAATTCATTTTTTACAACACAAAGATATGTATGAAAACTAAACTTTTCATCATTACTTACAAAAGTTTCTAAAGGAATACTTTTTACAATATTTGGTACAGAACCAATTTCTTCTTCTATTTCTCTCAGTAGTGCTTTATAAGGAATTTCTTCACTTTCATTTCTTCCGCCAACTAATCCCCAAACATTATTTTGTTTTGTTTGTGTTCTGTGTAAAAACAAGAAACGTTGGGTATCAAGTGTATAGAAGAGAGCACCGCTACAAATAATACTATTCATATTAGTACTTATTTTAGAGGCCTAGTCGCCAAGTGCCGTTTCGATATTCGCCTTCAAAGGATAGTGTCCAATCTATACCATTCCATTTATATTGAACACCTGTGTTAAGGTTAGTCGTGTATGTGATAGTTGATCCGTCATCTGTACTTGCATCAAAAACCATATTCCATTTTGTGCCGTCCCATTCAATAATATCATTTTCATCTGCTACAAAGTCTGTACCATCAGCATTTTTCCAAGCATCAGGACCATCATATTGATATGTATATGGTGTTTCACCAACTGTTTGTCCTACATTTTCACTATCATTAATTGCATTTAATAATAATATTCTATTACCTGCAACTTTAATACTTGTAGGATTAGTTTTTTGTGGATCAATAATTGCGTTAATAGTTCCTTTAGGACCACCAGGACCAATTAAAATAGTATTGCTTGGAACTGTATCCATATCCCAATTAACAATGATTTGTGTTTCATCTAAAGTGTTTAATGCAAAAGTACCAACTACTGGTGAACCTTGATCAATTCTATCTAGATAAATTTTACTTAAACCTGCTCTATAAGTACCTGGGTGTGAATCTAATACAAGTGTCCAAGGAGTTTCTCCTGCAATACCGTTCTTACCTAACTGTACAATATTGTTCATTACAATAGCATCATAGTTTTGATAAGTTACACTTTGTACACTTCCTGCATCTGCTCTAGTTGTAATACCCATACCATCTTTACCAGCAGTAGATGTGTCACCACCTTTAGTGCCTTCTGTATATGAATCATTATATTGTTTTAATTCTGGCATACTATCACCTAGGTCTATTGTGCCTCTAGATTCATCAAAAATACTCATTACAACATTTGTTATAACACCTAACTTTTTAACTTTTGCTGGAGGTGAAATGTAAATAGGTGTGCTAAATTGAAGTTGTGCAACATCTATTTCTGATTCAGTTCCCATTGGTATACTTCTTGTACTAAAGGTAATACCTTCTAAATCAACTACACTTAAACTTGTCCAGTCCACATAGTTGTCTGTTGTTTGTATTTCTAAACTAGGATTAAACAGCATTAGTATCTGTTCCATAATTTGTAATTTTTGTTCTGTGTTAGTTGACCAAATATCAGCATTCATTTTCATGATATAAGGTGTAGGCATTAATCTTTCTACAGTATAGTTTTTACCTTCTGTATTAAGATACCCATCTGTAGAATTGTGTTCACGTTCTCTTAGATGAATTTTGCCTGTGTATGTTGCATCAGCAGTTCTTGTACGATCCATTTCTAAACCAGTAACGTAAACACTCATACGTGGAGCAGATGGAATTTTGTTTTCACTATTATCTCTTATGATATGACCAACTTGTCTTGTAATGTCTCCATACATAACAGGTATTTGTCTTAGTACGCCTTTACCATCAGCATAAGAAAAATTACTCATTAGACGAATCATTTGAGTAATATATCTTCTTATTTGTCCATCGTAAAAATGTTGCATTAGTTGTCCGCCCTAGGCTTTAGTGCTTTACTTAAAGGTTGACGTTCTTGTACAGTTTCGCCACCTATACTATCTGTTTTAGTGTTGTTAATAAATGTTCCTTTTTGTGTATTCTTAGTATCAGTATTTGAAATATTAACACGTACTGAATCTTCATATTTAACCCAACGTTGTCCGTCAAATCTAAACAATCTATTAGGCATAAAATCTGTTCTTAGGAAGTAATCACCTTTAATAGATGCAGTTGGGAAAGTAATACCATGACCAAATACTTCTCCATTAGGTGCAATACCATCTCCTAGCAAGTAACCTTGATAACCATCACGTTCTGGAGTTTGATTAACTCTACTTGCATCTAATTGACCGCTATTAACACTTGCATCTATATCTGTTTCATCAGCAGTAACAAGTTCTGGTTTACCTGTTTTGTCAACTTGTAAAGTATACAAGTGTGAAGTTTCATAACCTGACTTGGCCGAATCTGCTTCTGCCTGTGCCAATACAGCATTGTTGATTTGCATTTCTTTTTCATATGTTGAAAGCACATCACGTAGTGTATTTGTACTACCTTCTTCTGCAGGTAAGTCAAGTATTTCTTTAAATTCTTGTGAGTCTACTATTTGTTTAAGTTTTACTCTATATAAGTGTGGATACCAACTTTGTGAAAATCCTTCTGCCGCTCTGTTTACATCTTCTACAACATAAAAACGTTTTAATGCAACTTGGTAATCATTTAGTGCGTGTTCATCTTTTAAGTGTGGTAATTCAAAAACATCACCAGCCATTACTTTTCTACCTAAAGTTTTTACACTATAATTTATAGGTATAGTCATAAACAATGTATCATTTTGTAAAAATAATCCAAATTGACTCATGTCAAAGTCTACATCTTGCACATTATAGATACCACGTAAAACATAAATGTTTGGATCGTATTTTCTGTCCCTATTTTCCAAGAAAAGCATATCCTGAATATTAGTTTCTTTTACAGCATCATATCTAGGCTGGCTAGGAGTTGCTTCAGATTCATCAGGATTTTGAGGACCTAAATATTTGTGTACGAATACGTCAGTACCACCAACAGTGAACATCTCTGCTATGGTTTTATCTAAAAAATCGTAATCATTGCCCTTTTCGGGTTTGTATAAACTGAGTCTTGGCATAACATTAGTATTTATCGAACGTATAAATACATATGGAGCCGAGAAGATATGACAACATTGACACAACAAAAGCAAGAAGTATATGATTATGTAAACGCCAGTTTAGGTGGTGGAATGGTAGATGTGGAGTTAGATCCCGTACATTATGAAACTGCTCTTAAAACGGCACTTACAAGATTCAGACAAAGATCGGACAATTCAGTAGAAGAGTCGTATATGTTCCTTCCAACTGTAATTGACCAAAACAAATATATACTACCAAATGAAGTTATTGAAGTGAGAAAATTGTTTCGTAGATCAATTGGTTCAAGAACAGGCGGAGGAGATGGTGGTACACTATTTGAACCATTCAACTTGGCGTACACAAACACCTATCTTTTAGCAAGTTCAAACATGGGCGGATTAGCAACTTATGAATTGTTTAGTCAGTACCAAGAATTAGTAGGCAGAATGTTTGGTTCATTTATTGAATTCAAATGGAATACTACTACAAAAGAATTATTACTTCTACAAAGACCAAGAGCAGAAGAAGAACTATTATTGTATTGTTACAATTACAGACCAGATAGTGAATTATTAAAAGACTATCTAGCAGTTCAGTGGATTAAAGATTACACACTCGCACGTTGTAAGATTATGCTTGGTGAAGCAAGAAGTAAATTTGCTACTATTGCCGGTCCACAAGGTGGTTCTACACTTAACGGTGATAATCTAAAGGCTGAAGGCCTTGCTGATATAGAGAAATTGGAAGAAGAAGTTAAAACTCAAATACCAGGCGGTGTTGGGTATGGTTTCACAATTGGCTAAAAACTTCTTGACTTTTTGCTAAACATATATTAGTATAATAATACGAACAGAAGGAAATCTGATGAAAATCTTCAGTACAATATTAATTTTGCTTTTTCTTGCAGGCTGTTCAGGGCATATTGCTCCGCCGGCTGTAAAATTTGGTAAAAAATGTACAGTAGCAGAAGACGGTAACGTTGTCTACTCTTACATTTGGTTACACAAAAAAGGCGAGAAATTAAACGCAAATAAGGAAACTTGTAAACAAATACAGGACTAAAAAATGATAGTTGGAATCTGTGGTCTAATAGGCAGTGGTAAAGACACAATAGCAGAGCATTTAATACAAAATCATAAGTTTGTAAAAATAAGTTTTGCAGACAAATTGAAAGATGCTGTCGCTACTATGTTTGATTGGCCACGTGATATGCTAGATGGCAAAACTGAACAAAGTAGGTTTTGGCGTGAACAAGTAGATCAATTTTGGACCGCAGAAACCGGCCGTGAAATAACACCAAGACTAGTTCTACAAGAATTTGGTACAGAATGTATGCGTGAAGGGTTCTTTGACGGTATCTGGGTAAGTTTAGTTAAACATAAATTAATTAACAATCCTGAAACTAATTGGGTTATTCCTGATGTACGTTTTCCAAATGAAGCAAAAATGCTATATCAAATAGGTGGAGAAGTATGGCGTGTAAAACGTGGTCCTGATCCTGCTTGGTTTAGTGAATATGTACAATTTAATGTTGAGCCTACTGATGTTCATGCTAGTGAATGGGCCTGGGCACATACAAAGTTTACTAAAGTGTTTGAAAACGATACTACAATACAAGGACTTAAAGATCAGGTACAAGATCACCTTGTTTCCATTTAACACCTTCTTTATATAGAATCTTACTGCAATTAGAACAAACTGTTTTTAAGTTACTAAACCTTACGTTGTTTAGGTTACCATCAATATAGTAAACACTGAATTGTTCTTTGTGTCTACTTTTAAATCCACACTTGTCACAGTTGTTTTTCATAGTATATCCTGCTTGTTGCCATTTAGGCACACCATGGTGAGGTCTTCCATGTCTAGTACAGGACTCACACTTACTTCGATAGAAAGGTTTACCTTTCTTATAGTAATTAATAGCAACTGGTCGTTGCCCACAAGCACATAAAGGTCTCATATAACTATTTACCTGCCCTTTTACTTCCCTTTTTAACGGTATTTAACCCCTATGATTTTGGTTTTCGGCATAAATAATAGTAAACAAGAATAGTATGAACTATTACCAACAGGAGAAAACAAAATGGCTTTAACATCACCAGGTGTACAGGTTACTGTAATAGACGAGTCGTTCTATACCCCAGCAGAACCAGGTACAGTACCAATGTTGTTTGTTGTATCTGCACAAGATAAAACAAACGGATCAGGAACAGGAACAGCGAGTGCTACTACAAAAGCAAATGCTGGTAAACCTTTCCTAGTTACTTCACAGAGAGAATTAACTGAATTATTTGGGGACCCAACTTTTTATGTAGATTCAAACAATAACCCATTACACGGTAATGAGTTAAATGAGTACGGATTACAAGCGGCATACTCTTATTTAGGTGCGGCAAATAGAGCATTCGTAACTAGAGCGGATTTAAATACTTCAGAGTTAACAGCGGCTTCTACAGCCCCTGCGGCAAATCCGGCAAACGGTACATACTGGTTTGATACAGCAAATTCAATATTTGGTATCTTTGAATGGAATGGTGCGTCAGCGACTACTACTGGTGGGCAGTCGTTTACAAACAAAATTCCTACAGTAATTACTGATGCAACTAAAGTAGATAGCGGAGCGCCTAAGACTTCTGTTGGTGGAATTGGCGATTACGCGATTGTATCTACAACAACACTTAACAAGTTGTTTTACAAAAATAAATCAGGAACATGGGTACAAGTAGGTTCAACTGCTTGGATTAGTTCATGGTCAACTGTAACAGGAACACAAAGCAATCCTACAATAACTAACGGTGCTACAATGAGCATTAATGGTTCAGTTGTAACTTCAGGTGGTGTTGCACTATCTGATGTAGTAACAGCAATTGGATCTGCAGGTATTAGCGGAATTACTTCAGCAGTAGTTGATGGTAAATTAGAAATTTACTCAACTGGTGCAGATGTTGTGTTAGCAGATAACAGTTCAACATTGTTATCAGAAATAGGTTTAACAGCAGGTACTTACAAAGCACCTAAGTTAACTATTGCTCCACACACGCAAGTTCCAGGTTACAAGTCAACAGATACAGCACCAAGACCAACTGGTTCAATGTGGATTAAAACTACACAACCAAACAAAGGTGCTAACTGGCAGGTTAAAGTTTGGAATGACACAACTAAATTGTGGGAAACTAAATCTGCTCCAATTTATGCAAACAACCAAGAAGCACTATACGGTTTAGATAAAACTGGTGGTGGACTTAACTTACCAACTGGTGATGTGTTTGTAAAATATAATGTTGATGAAGCAACTGACCCGATTGCAGATTTTAAAATCTACAGAAGAGGATCAACAGGTGCTACAACAATTAAATCAAACATTATTACTACACAATTAACAGCGGGTACTTACGCATTTAATATAGCCGAAACTGCACCAAACTCAAGTGCATTAGGTTCAGATGTAACAGTAAGTGTAACAACAACAGCGGCAACAAGTGATGCTGATTTAGTTGCAGGTGCAATTAACTCTGCAGGCTTTACAAACGTTGTTGCAAGTGTTGATTCAAGTAACAGAATTGTAATTGAACACAATGATGGCGGTGACTTCCATATTACTGACACAGGTGGCGTACTAGGACTAGCAGGCTTTACAGCAACTGGTTCAAATGCTACACAGTTCTTATTAGAAGCACCATCTACTCACTCACATGATTTTATTGCAAGTAACTGGGTTATTTTAACAGTAACTAACTCACCAACTGCACCAACTTCATTGACAACAGACGGTACTTTATGGTACAGTTCAATTATTGACGAAGTAGACATTATGATCCACAATGGTACAACTTGGGTTGGATATCAAGATTCAACAAGTCCGTACTTTGCGGCGGCGGCTGGCGATAAGACAGATCCAGCAGGTCCTATTGTAAGTGCAACTGAGCCTACTAAACAATCAGATGCAACTGATCTTAAAAATGGTGACCTTTGGATTTCAACTGCTGACTTAGAAAACTATCCTAAGATATACAAATACAATGGCGCAACTTTAAAATGGGTGCTAATTGACAATGGTGATCAAACTACTGAAGATGGTATTTTGTTTGCAGATGCTAGATACAATACAGCAGGTGCAAATAGTGCCACAGCAGGTACAATTGAAGCACTATTAAGTTCTAACTACTTAGACCCAGATGCTCCAGATCCAGCATTATATCCAAAAGGTATGTTGCTATGGAACTTACGTAGAAGCGGATTCAACGTAAGAAAATTTGTACGTAACTCAATTGATGTATCAGGTAACAACTTAAGATTCAATAACAACGAATCAATGGCGGCTTACTACTCACACAGATGGGTAACTGAATCAGGCAACCAAGCAGACGGTTCAGGTTCATTTGGTAGAAAAGCACAAAGAAAAGTTGTTGTACAAGCATTACAGGCAATGGTTAACAGCAACCAAGACATTAGAGATGACAACTCAAGAATCTTTAACTTGATTGCTTGTCCAGGTTATCCAGAACTAATCGGTGAAATGGTAACACTAAACACAGACAGAGGCCTAAGTGCATTTGTTGTAGGTGATACACCATTTAGATTAACAAGCGATGCAACTTCATTAAATGAATGGGCAACAAACGTTAAACTAGCAACTGAAGATAACGATGATGGTGCAGTTACAAGAGATGAATATGTTGGAATGTTTTATCCAAGTTTATTCACTAGTGATAACGCAGGAAATAACGTAGTTGTTCCAGCATCACATGGTATACTTAGAACTATTGCATTAAGTGACCAAGTATCGTTTCCATGGTTTGCACCAGCAGGTACAAGACGTGGTGGCATTACAAACGCAAGTGCATCAGGATTTATTGACAGCGAAGGCGAATTTAAATCAATTGCACTTAACGAAGGTCAAAGAGATACATTGTACTCAAATGCTATAAACCCTGTAACATTCTTAAGTGGTGCAGGACTTGTAAACTTTGGTCAAAAAACTAGAGCCAAAAATGCTAGTGCTTTAGACAGAATCAACGTTGCAAGACTAGTTGTGTACTTACGTTCACAGTTAAACAAACTTGCTAAACCTTACATTTTTGAACCTAATGATAAAATCACTAGAGATGAAATTAAGGCGCAAGTAGACTCCTTACTATTAGAACTTGTAGGTCAAAGAGCATTATATGACTTCTTAGTAGTGTGTGACGAATCAAACAACACACCAACTAGAATTGATAGAAATGAGTTGTATGTAGATGTTGCTATTGAGCCAGTGAAGGCTGTAGAGTTTATTTACATTCCACTAAGACTTAAAAATACAGGTGAAATAGCGGGGCTATAAGGTAGATAAATACATTAAACAGGAGATATTATAATGGCAATTTCAACACTATCTAAAATTACAGTACCTTTAGATTCTAGTGCAAGTGCATCGAATCAAGGACTGTTGATGCCAAAACTCCAGTATCGCTTTAGAGTGTCGCTGGAAAACTTTGGTGTTTCAACTCCAACAACAGAGTTGACAAAACAAGTTGTAGACGTTACTAGACCTAACGTTTCTTTCGAACAAATCACAGTTGATGTATACAACTCAAGAGTATACCTAGCAGGTAAACATACTTGGGAACCTATTACATTAAACTTAAGAGAAGACGTATCCAACAACGTACAAAAATTAGTTGGTGAGCAACTTCAGAAACAATTTGACTTCTTCGAACAGTCAAGTGCGGCTTCAGGAAGTGACTACAAATTCGTTACTAGAATCGAGATACTTGATGGTGGTAACGGCGTAAATGTAGCAAGTGTTTTAGAAACATTTGAATTATATGGTTGTTACTTAGAAAGTGCTAACTACAATACATTAGCATATTCAACTAACGATCCAGTTACAGTTGCTTTATCAATCAGATACGATAATGCTATACAGACTCCACAAGGTACAGGAGTAGGTACAGCAGTAGGTAGAACTGTTAATACTGCAATCACAGGCGGTGGTTCTACGTAAGAACTAAATTAATAATATTTCCTGTAATATTGAAAGGGGCTACGGCCCCTTTCGTCATTTTATACGCACTTAATTTAATTGGATAAATATTAGTATGGCAAATAAACTCAATGGATTCTTAGATAATTTAGTTAGTGGAGCATTAAGTCCAAAAGGTAATCTTGGTGACTTTGCACACGCGGCAAGACTGTATGTAGATGACGCACATAGATTATCGCCTAAACATAAATTTTTATATCACGTAAGTTTTAATTTAAATCCAGAAGCAGTAAAAATTATTCCACAATTAAAAACACAAGAAATTAATATGTTAGTTAAAAGTGTTGACTTGCCTAAATATCAAATCAGTACAACACTAAAACATCAATACAACAAGAAAAGAAACTTACAAACAAGATTAGATTATGATCCTATCAACATTGTATTCCATGATGACAACTATGGACAAACAACTGCTATGTGGGAAGCATATTATAGATATTATTACAAAGACGGAAACTATGCGGCATTAGATGGAAGTAGACAACCTAATACTAGTAACCCTGCCTATGCAAGGTCAACAACGTATGGTAACGAAATGGTCAACAATTATAGATTTGGTTTAGACAATGATCAATTAGAAAACTTTTTTGAAAGTATACAAATTTATCAAATGTCAAGACATAGATATACTTGTTTCACTTTAGCAAATCCTATAATAAGTTCTTGGCAACATGATACAATGGACAACAGCGACAGTGGTGCAGTTTCAAACACAATGACAGTACAGTACGAAACTGTATGGTATGCAAGAGGTCCTGTAACTGAAGGTACTGCTCCTAAAATGTTTGGTCCCGCAAGTGGTCATTATGATAGTATGCCTTCGCCTAATTCATTAGCAGGTGGTGGTGCAGTAAACTTATTTGGTCAAGGTGGTATTGCCGCAGGAGCATCAGATGTATTCAGTGATATAACAAGTGGTAATGCATTTACAAGTCCACAAAACTTTTTAGGTACAGTATTAAAAGCATCTAGTGTTGTTACAAATGCTAAAAACTTATCAAGCGATGGTATTAGACAAGAAGGCTTTGGTATATTAAAAGATCAAATTGGTGCCGCTACTGGTATTGACGTAAGTGGTGTTGCCAATACTGCTTTTCCTAAGATAGGTGGCAGTGGTGGACTAGGAAAGACTGCATTAGCAGTTGGTGGTGTTACAGCGGCTATTGGTGTTGCTAAAGCAATCAAGAATGGTTCATTAAGTAGTGCAACAAGTTTTTTAAGTCAAAATCCTAATGCATTAGATGATTTAACTAAAGCAACTACATTTAAAAAAGCACACATCAACAACGGTGGTATACCAACTCCCGACGCAATAAATACTGCATGGAACAATTTAAGTTCTAATGTTAAAAGTGCATTGAATAGTGATACATCAAGTAATTTAAAATCACATAATCAAAACTTTGACATAAGCACATAAGGTAGATGACATGGGTGAAAACATTACAACAAAACAAAATACAGTTGCTTCAAATGTAAGTGGTAATCTACCTCAGAGTCAGCAAGTAAATGATTCTTCAACTTTAGTTAAAAAATTCTTTAATTCATATTACACAAAACCTTTAGAATTTAATAGTAACGAAGTAGATGCAACTATTGGATTTTTTGAAAAAAGAGGTTTTGATAAAACTAGTGCTCAAACAATTTCAACTATAATAATGCAACAAGCAAAAATAGATGGAGTAAAAACTTTTGAATTACTAGACACATTGGGTGGATTTGATGATGTGCAATTAAGTTCTGTCATTACAGAAGTTTTAAATTATAACAGAACAAAAATAAGTGCATTAGGTTATAAAGTAGATCAAGCAACAAACAAATTAGATGCACGTAACATAATGGTATAGTGCTATGCCTAAGTTCGCACAAGGCAGATACAATTTAAAATTTCCAGAAAAATATTTAGGTAGAAAAACTCCTTTGTATAGATCAAGTTGGGAGTTTGCTTTCATGAAGTTTTGTGATGAGAATCCAAGTGTGGCTCGTTGGGCAAGTGAAAGTGTTAAGATACCTTATAGAGATCCTTTGACAGGCAGTATGACAATATATGTTCCTGATTTCCTTATACAATATACAGATAGAAAAGGCAAACAAAGAGTAGAATTAATTGAAGTTAAACCTGAAAACCAAATGAAGCGAGAATCTGTAGGTAGGGATAAATTTAGACAAGCACAATACGTAAGAAATATCGCTAAATGGGAAGCCGCTAGGGCATGGTGTAAACAGAAGAAAATAGTGTTTAGAGTCATAACCGAAAATGACATTTTTCATCAGGGCAAGAGAAAAGGCTGATAAATAATAGTAGTATATAATGGATCCAAAATATGACTAAAAAATTAGAGGAACTTTTAAACTTACCTGACTCTAAAGAGATTATAGAAGCAGATAAAAAGAAAGCAGAAACTGAAGAAAAGACTCAGGCTGTAACACAACAGCAAGAAACATTACGCGATATAGCAGAGATGGATAAAATTGCGGCCGCACTACCACAAGTAAAAGGCTTGGGAGAAATGGCTGATAATGAACTGAATGAAGTTGCTGAAAAATCTATGAGTGCTTATGAAGATCTAATGGATTTAGGCATGAATGTTGAATCACGTTATAGTGGCAGGGTATTTGAAGTAGCAGGACAAATGCTAAAAACTAACCTAGATGCCAAAGTTGCTAAATTGGATAAAAAGTTAAAAATGGTAGAATTGCAACTTAAAAAAGAAAAACAAGACAAAGATTCTGGTAATGATGAGGGTAATATAGTTAACGGAGAAGGCTATATCGTAACTGACCGTAACAGTTTGCTGGAGAAACTAAAGAATATGGATAAATAATGTATAGATGGGAAGTAATATGAAAAAGTTTACAGAATATTTAACAGAGTCAAAAAAGATATACGAATTTAAAGTAGGCATCGCTGGCGAATTACCAGAAAACTGTGCAGACAGCATGGAAAGTTGTTTACAAAAGTTTGGACTAGAAAGCATGAGCAGTCCAAAGAAAACACCAATCCAAGAACGCCCATTAGACTTCCCTCAGTTACAAAATTGCGAATGCCACTATTATGATATAGCAGTACAATATCCTACAACTCCACAAGTTATGGGTGAATACTTATCTACTTGTTGCAACATTGATCCAGCATACATTATTGTACGTTCAAAGAATGCACCACAAGAAGAATATCAAGATAAAGAGTACAACAAAGTTTACGAACCTAAGTTAGGTTCAGATATTGACAACGGTTTATCAGCACAAGAAGATGTTGGTACAAACAGAACAATGAATTTATTAGCAGAATTAGAAAAGGCAAGAAAAGAAAGAGACAATGATCCAGGCCAAGGCGTAAAGGGAAACACAGAACAAAAACAAATGGCTCTAAATGAACCAGAAGAGTCAAAAAGTCCAGTGGGGAGCAAATAATGAACGCAAAAGATATCTATAAGAAAATAGACGACTTAAACGAAGCAGTATCAATGAATATCTCCATGTCGGGTGACAATGCAGAGGATGTTGGAAACCTTTTTAATATGATGAGAGGTGATAAACCTGAAATGAAGCCTGTTGATATTAAGATGCTTTCCCCAAGAGACGATATCGCAAAAAGTTTATCTATTATGGGACCAAAGAAACCAGAGATGGACAAACCAATGCCGATGAAGTTGCCTATGGATCCTAAGCCTTGCGGTGAAGACGAAGTAGAAGAAAAGTCTTGGGATAATTCACCAGACGAAGATTACAAAGATACAAAATATATGACAAAAGATTTAAGTGGTGGTTTAAACAGACCTAAGAAAACTTATCCTAAAGTTGCAGGCGGAGACAATCCAATGCAGGCTACTGAAGATAAAATTAAAGAAGGTTTAAAAAATAGACTACAAGAACTTATGTCAGAACTAGAGGAGAAGTAAGATGGTAGCAGTAACAAGAGTAACAGGATTAGGTGTAACTGCTGGTACATTATATTCTCATAATGCAAAGGCAATGTTAGTTACTGTAAAGAATGCTGGCGGTAGTGCAATTGACTTACGTGCAGAAGATGATGCAGTAGGTGAAGCGGCTGAAGTAGTACTAGGAGAAGTTAGTCCTTTAATGTATTTGGTAACTAATTCTGCGGCAGGTACAATTTCAATTATTACTGATATTAGTGCTAACGCGGCAGACTTACAAGCAAAGATTAGAGCATTAGGAACAGCAGTAGGACCAAACGATATTGACGTATCAGGTACAACTGTTGCTGATGGCTCAAGTGTAACAGTAGCATAATAAATCCAAAAGTTTAAAATACAACCAATAGGCCCTACGGGGCCTATTTTCACCTATAAATACTAGTATGGCAACTAAAAGTTTAGACGGTGTCTTAACCAAAAAAGCACACCAACGAGAAAATTTTACTAATGAGCAAGTAGAAGAATTAAGTAATTGTATTAATCCTGACACTGGCTTTGAATATTTTTGTGAAAAGTTTTTCTATATACAACATCCTGTAAAAGGTAAAACTTTGTTTAAGCCATTTGAATATCAACAAAGACTTTTAAAAAGTTATCACAATCATAGATTCAATGTTAATATGCTACCAAGACAAAGTGGTAAGACAACAACTGCCGCAGGTTACTTGTTATGGTATGCTATGTTTCATCCAGATCAAACAATACTAATTGCCGCACACAAATACACAGGTGCTCAAGAAATTATGCAACGTATTAGATACGGATATGAATTATGTCCTGATCATATACGAGCAGGAGTTGTAAACTACAACAAAGGTTCAATGGAATTTGAAAATGGTAGTAGAATAGTTAGTGCTACTACAACAGGCAACACAGGAAGAGGTATGTCAATATCTTTACTATACTGTGATGAGTTTGCATTTGTTAATCCAAGTATTGCTGATGAATTTTGGACTTCGATATCTCCAACACTAGCAACAGGTGGTCGTGCAATTATTACAAGTACACCTAACTCAGACGAAGATACGTTTGCTATCATATGGAAAGAATCACAAAACAAATACGATGAGAATGGTAATGAACAAGCAGAAGGTGTAAATGGCTTTCACGGATTTACAGCAAGTTGGGACGAACATCCTGATAGAGATGATGAATGGATGAAAGTTGAAGTTGGTCGTATTGGTGAAGAAAGATTTAGACGTGAGTATGGTTGCGAATTCTTAGTCTATGATGAAACATTAATTAATAGTATTAAACTTGCTACAATAGAAGGAATAGATCCTATACGCAATCAAGGACAAATACGTTGGTATGGTACACCTAAAGGAAACTACACGTATGTTGTTGCACTAGATCCTGCTATGGGTACAGGTGGAGACTTTGCCGCAATACAAATTATAGAATTACCTACATACAAACAGATAGGCGAATGGAGACACAACCAAACTGCTATACCTGGACAAATTAGAATTTTAAGAGATATTTGTAATTACATAAAAGAAGAATGTCAAAACGATGGCCAAAACATTTATTGGAGTGTAGAAAATAATACTATAGGTGAAGGCGCATTGATTGTTATTAGAGACTTAGGTGAAGAGAATATACCAGGTATGTTAGTAAGTGAACCTATTAGAAAAGGTCATGTGCGTAAATTTAGAAAAGGATTTAATACAACTCATGCTACAAAAATTAGTGCTTGTTCAAGATTAAAAGCAATGGTTGAGAGTGATAAATTTAAAATACACAGCAAACCTTTGATATCAGAACTTAAAGGGTTTGTTGCTAGTGGTAGTAGTTACAAAGCAAAACCTGGTGAAACAGATGACCTTGTTAGTGCTACATTATTAAGTATGAGGCTAATTGCGGTGCTTAAAGACTGGGATCCTAAGATATACGAAACGTTTAATCATGCTGAATCTGAAGAAGATCTACAACCGCCAATGCCTATATTCGTTTCCACTAACATAAGATAAATAGTTATATGAGTAATATGGAACCAATTTCAGAACGTTTATTTGCTAAAATTAGAGGCAGATTTCCATCTGTGACTATTGGTGATATGAATGGTGCAGTTACAGATAACCCTAAACTTGCACGTTACTTTGACTTTGACTACATGGAAGGCAATAACGTACTTGGAAAAGTAAGTGTAACATTAGATGAAAAAGAAGTTGTCGTGCTTTATAATACAAATATTATGGCAGAAGCAGACGAGGCAGAAAAAAATAATTGGTATGACTTTTTAAAAGAAATTAGATTTTTTGCTAAAAAGAATATGCTTAACTTCGACACAAGAGATATTACAAAAAGCAATTTAGACAAAAGGGATTATGCACATTTAACAAAAGTTGCCGGAGAGAAGGAAATGCAAACAGAATCAGTAATGTATGGAACAGCAAGAACTAGTTATGAAGATTGCGACAAAGCAAGACTAGTATTAAAACACACTAAACCAATTAATCAAGAAACACCCGGTGGCCGTACACAACACGTTGAAGCAATTTACATTGAAAGCGATAACGGAGAAAGATTCAAATATCCATTTAGACATTTAAATGGTGCAAGAGCATTAGCACGTCACGTAAGCAATGGCGGTAACTTATATGATGACTTTGGACAACACATTGTAGGTTTATCAGAAGAATTAAACAAGTTACGTAAATTTAGAACTTACATGAACCGTTCAGCAGTAATGGCAGAAAGTCTAAAAGGTTATTTAGATATTGTTGCTGAAAGAGTAGAACAAATTAAAAAAGAAGTGCATAGTTTACAAAGACAAAACTATTACACAGAAGCATCAAAAGATTTTAAACCAGCAGTAAAAGAAGAAGTTCCAGAAGATTTACAAAATGCTTGGATCGACGAATTAACTATTAGAACATTCAATGAAGAATTAAAATCTGTATTTCCATACATTTATAATTTGGTACAAGAAAAAAATAAAATTGAAGAAATGGGTCCAGAAGCATTTGCAGAATATGATGGTCCTGATGAAACAGCAGATGGTCCAAGTTCAATGGGCATGAACAAATATGGTCTTTCCGCTGTTAACAAAGGTGGAAAATTTATTTCATATAAAGATGGTAAGATGACAGGCGAGTTTGATTCATTAGAAGACCTTGCTAAACATCAAGAAGAATTAATTAAAGACGAAAGTATTACACCAGAAGCAGAATATGAATATGCACTAAACCAAATTGTTGGTGAAGAAGATTTGTTAAGTGGTGATCAAGAAGCATTACAAAAATTAAACAAGTTAATGAAATCTCATTTTGCGGCAGGCGTAAATGGTAACAATGGTATTTCAAGTTTAAAAGGTATTATTGACGATCCAGAATTATTAATGCAAATTAAAAAAGCAGGACAAGAAGATGCAGATGTTTGCATACGTCCAATGATAATGGATTATGTTAAAAAGAAAGCACCTGAAATGGTTTCTAAAATTGACACAGGCGATATGGAAGAAGTGTCCACTGACGAAAGTGGCATTATGTACAAAGCAGGTGTTAAGAAATACGGCAAAGATGGAATGACAAAAATCCAAAGTGCCGCTGGTAAAGGTGCAAGTGCAGAAGAAATTGGTGCTATCAAAGACAAGTACAATAAGAAAAAAGATGAAGGTTCAGACGACGATTATCAAGCAAAGAAAAAAGCAATACAAGATATTCAAGCAGATCCAAATACATCAAAAGACCCCGAATTGAAGAAAGAACTAATTAGACGCAAGGCAGAATTAGAAAAGAAAAAAGAATCACATGAAAAATCACCTGGAGAAAAATTAGAAGAGTTAGTTAAGAGTCATTATGATTACACAACTAACGCATTTCCAAAAGGTGAACAAGCAGTTATTACTGCTTGTGAAAAAGAATTTGGTGACAAGAGTGTACCATTCGCAGAGAAGATGATAGGAAGATTGCTAGGTGGCAAAGATCCTGAAATGGAACGTATCAAGAAATTGAGCGGCCTATAATCACTTTTCGGCGAATAAACACTTGACATTACTAAATATCTGTAGTAGTATGTATTTTATTGTGCTACTACATGAAGGCACTAAACAGCGAAGGCTATAATATAGGAGGCTTAACAATGGCAACATTAGCAGAAATTCGTGCAAAACTTAAAGAGCAAGAAGCAAATACTGGCGGCAATCGTTCGTCAGGCGGTGACAACGCAATTTACCCATTTTGGAATATGAAAGAAGGACAGACTGCAACAGTCCGTTTTCTTCCTGATGGCGATGAATCCAATACATTTTTCTGGCAGGAACGTTTATTAATTAAACTTCCATTTGCTGGAATCAAAGGCGAGACAGACTCTCGTCCAGTACAGGTACAAGTACCTTGTATGGAAATGTATGGTGAAACTTGTCCAGTACTTTCAGAAGTACGTGGATGGTTTAAGGATCCAAAGTTAGAAGATATGGGTAGAAAGTATTGGAAGAAACGTTCTTACGTATTCCAAGGCTTTGTAACTGACAATCCTTTAACAGAGGATTCAACTCCAGATAATCCAATTAGAAGATTTATCATTGGTCCACAAATCTTTCAAATCATTAAAGGTGCTTTGATGGATCCGGACATGAATGAATTGCCTACAGATTATACTGCGGGTGTAGACTTTAGACTTACTAAAAATTCAAAAGGTGGATATGCAGATTATTCAACTTCAACTTGGGCACGTAGAGAACGTGCATTAAATGAAGATGAGTATAAAGCAATTGAAACTAATGGATTGTATAACTTATCTGACTACTTACCTAAGAAGCCAGGTGACGTTGAAGTAGAAGTCATTAAAAAGATGTTTGAAGCATCAGTTGATGGTGAAGCATATGACATGGACGCATTTGGTCAATATTTCCGTCCAGCAGGTATGGCTTCAAGAACTGGTGATCCAGTAAAGGCATCTACTCCACAACCAGCAAAGGTTGAGGAGACGGTAGTAGCAAAAACAGAAGAAGAAACTGTAAAAGTTTCAGAACCTGTTGCAGAGTCTAAACCAGCAGACAATAACAAGGCGGAAGACATTCTAGCAATGATCCGTTCTAGACAGCAGTAATATATCTGGGGTGTGTGTCAAAAGCACACCCCATTTTATTAGATTAAGGAGTAACAATGGCGAGCAAAGCATTTGACGTTTCTAAGTTTCGTAAAAACTTAACTAAATCAATCACAGGTATGAGTGCAGGATTTAACGATCCTACTGATTGGATTAGTACAGGTAACTATGCACTCAACTATCTTGTGTCAGGTGATTTCCACAAAGGTGTACCTTTAGGTAAGGTAACTGTATTTGCAGGAGAGTCTGGCTCAGGTAAGTCTTATTTTTGTGCAGGTAACATTGTAAAGGCGGCACAGGAACAAGGTATATTTGTTGTACTAATTGATTCTGAGAACGCACTAGATGAACAATGGCTACAAGCACTTGATGTAGACACAGGCGAAGACAAACTTCTTAAACTTAATATGTCAATGATTGATGATGTTGCTAAAACAGTATCAACATTTATGACAGACTACAAAGCAATGAATGAGGAAGAACGTCCTAAAGTATTGTTTGTAATTGATAGTTTAGGTATGTTACTTACTCCAACAGATGTTGATCAGTTTACAAAAGGTGATATGAAAGGTGACATGGGTAGAAAGCCTAAGGCACTAACGGCACTTGTAAGAAACTGTGTTAATATGTTTGGTAGTCATAACGTAGGACTAGTAGCAACTAACCATACGTATGCATCGCAAGATATGTTTGATCCAGATGATAAGATATCAGGTGGTCAAGGATTTATCTATGCATCTTCAATTGTTGTAGCAATGAAAAAACTAAAACTAAAAGAAGATGAAGATGGTAAAAAGGTAACTGATGTAAGAGGTATTAGAGCCGCTTGTAAAGTTATGAAGACAAGATATGCTAAACCTTTTGAAGGTGTACAAGTTAAGATTCCATATGAAACAGGAATGAATCCTTACAGTGGACTTGTTGACTTGTTCGAAAAGAAAGGTTTGTTAAAGCAAGAAGGTAACAGATTAAAGTATGTTGATACAAAAGGTCAAGAACACAAAGAATATCGTAAAGATTGGGATGGTGAAAAACTTGATTTTATTATCAAAGACTCTGCTGAAGCACTTGCTGATACAGGCAAAGTCGAAACTGAGGTAGTAGAAACAAGTGATGAATAAAATATAAATATCCATTGGATATAAGGAGTCACAGACTATGGAATCAGGATCGCAAATAATTGAAATTTGGCAGGTGTTTAAAGAATACATCGATAAGAAAAATATCGAGACAGTTGCCGAAAGGTTTGTTGATGTTTGTGCTGACTTTGGCACATCAGATGAATCTTTTAGAGAAGCCTTAGGGTCTGATAGTCAATTGGATAAAGCAATTGGTTATTATCTGGAAGAGGATATTGATGATGACGATTATGGTACAAGCGAAGATGATGATTGGGATTAAACATGGGATGGTATTCTAAAATTGCTAAAGATATTAGTTCAATACCAAATGCAATTGATTATTACGAAACTGAACTAGAAGACGCAAAGAAAGAATGTAAAATCTATGGTAACATAGAAAAAGCATCTGCTCAAATGCCTGGACTAGTTGAACACCGTTTTAATCAATTACAAGAACTAGAAGCAATATTAGAATACCTGAACATTGAATTACGCCGATTAAGAAGTACATTTTTCAAAAAATATTTAGAAAACTATCAACGTGCTTTATCCAGCAGAGACGTTGAAAAATATGTTGACGGTGAACAAGATGTTGTCGACATGGAAAAGATCATAAACGAATTTGCCTTAATGAGAAATAAATGGTTAGGTATCACAAAAGGACTTGATCAAAAACAATGGCAGATAACTAATATTGTAAAACTTCGTGTTGCTGGCATGGAAGACGCAAGTTTATAATATTTCAAACATAACTAACGGAGCAAATATGACAGAAGGATTTAAAATCCCATTAACAACCTTTAAGGTTAGAGAAGGTGATGTTGTATTAGAAGATGGTTGCAGTTTTGATGAAGGCAAGTGGACTGAAAAAACTACAGACGATTACTTCAAAGGTAAACGTGTAGTATTGTTTAGTCTACCTGGAGCCTTTACTCCAACTTGTACTAGTACACAACTTCCTAGTTTTGAAGAGAACTATAATACAATCAAAGACTTAAACATTGATGAAGTGTATTGTTGTTCAGTAAACGACACATTCGTAATGAATGCTTGGGCGGAAGTACTAAAGATTAAAAATGTAAAAGTTATTCCAGATGGTAGTGGTAACTTTACAAGATTTATGGGTATGCTTATAGGCAAAAACCATAGAGGCTTTGGTAACCGTTCATGGAGATATATGTGTGTTATCAATGACGGTGTTGTTGAGAAATGGTGGCAAGAGCCAGGCATCAATAACAATGGTGAAGATGATGATCCATATATTGAAACTACTCCAGAGAATATGATGGAGTATCTAAAGTCCTCGTTCGAACCTGCGAATAGGTTAGAACAAATGAAAGTTCTAGACGAGCCAGTTGCGGTAGAATAAAAACCAATACCTGTTAAATAATACTATGAAGTTGGTATTAGTTACAGGTGGGTTTGATCCACTACACAAAGGACATTTAGAATATTTCAAAGCCGCAAAAAAACTTGGTGACAAGTTAATAGTTGGCGTTAATTCAGATGAATGGCTTACCCGTAAAAAAGGTAGGCCATTTATGCCCTTCCAAGATAGAATAGAAATAATAAAAAATTTAGAGATGGTAGACGGCGTCGTTGATATTCCCAATGACGATAAGTTTGATGATGCTGGTGGAGCCATTTTTAAATTAATGTCTATTAATCCTGCTGATACAAAAATTATTGTTGCAAACGGCGGCGATAGAATAAAAGGTAACGTACCCGAAATGGATACATTCAACGATAGTAGAAACGTTGAATTTGTGTTTGGGGTAGGAGGTACAGATAAAATGAATTCTTCAAGTTGGATTTTAGACGAATGGAAAGCACCTAAGACAGAACGTAACTGGGGTTACTATCGTGTGCTACACGAAGATGGACCAACAACAAAAGTAAAAGAACTTACAGTTGACCCAGGTAAAAAATTATCAATGCAACGTCATGAAAATCGTTCAGAGTATTGGTTAGTGACTGAAGGTATTGCAACAGTATATACAATTAATATATCATCAGATGCTGAACTATTAGGCACATTTAAGAAGCATCAATCATTAAGAATTGACGAAGGGCAATGGCATCAATTAGTAAATGAAACAGATAAGCCTGTTAAAATAGTTGAAATACAATATGGTAAAAACTGTATTGAAGACGATATTGAAAGAAAATAATGGAGCCTACACAAGAAGAACTGTCTATACTTTCGACAGCAAAACCTTACACCATGACGAGTGGTGAAAGACTTTTACATACTATTCGCACAGTAAGGCAACTAGATAAGAATAATATTAAAGGTGATATTGTTGAGTGCGGTGTGTGGAAAGGCGGACATCCTATTGCGGCTTATCTTGCAAATACAAATACGCAAAGACATTTTTGGTTGTATGATACATTTGATGGTATGACTATACCTACCCAACACGATTATAAAATAAAACAAAAAACAAGTTTAGATATTGCAACTAATACTATTACATCAACTCCTGTTACCAAACTTGCAGAAAATAATCCAAAAGCAAAAAGAGGATTTGAAAATTGGTGTGCGGCCAGTTTAGAAGAAGTAAGAGGTAATGTAAATCAGTTTATTCCAAGTAATCTAACAAAGTATATCAAGGGTGATGTTGTTAATACATTACAAGATTCAAACAATAGGCCTAATAAAATTGCTCTTTTAAGACTAGATACAGACTGGTATGAAAGTACATTTGCAGAAATAATGAATCTGTATCCTAAATTAAGTGTAGGTGGTATAATGGTTTTGGACGACTATCTTACATGGGAAGGAAGTAGAAAAGCCTTTAATGAAGTATTTGGTGATAGTTTAAAGATACATACTATTGATAACAAAGCGGTATGGGTAGAGAAAACACATGAGTAATAAAATATTTGTAGGTTATGATACTAGAGAAGATATAGCATACCAAGTATGTGAACACAGTATCAAACGTTATAATAACGATGCAGAAGTTATTCCATTAATACAAAAAGATCTAAGACAGTCAAAAATTTATTGGCGTGAACTTGATAAACTTGCATCAACAGAATTTACATTCACTAGATTTTTAATTCCACATCTAATGAACTATAAAGGTTGGGCATTATTTTGTGATAGTGATATTGTATTTTTAGAAGATGTAGACAATCTATTTGCTCTTGCAGATGATAGTAAAGCAGTGATGGTTGTGCAACATGATTACAAACCTAAACCAGGAATGAAAATGGACGGACAAGTACAAACTGTTTATCCAAGAAAGAACTGGTCAAGTGTAATACTTTGGAACTGCGGACATCCATCAAATGAAAAAGTAACAGTCGATAGTGTAAACAATCCTAATTATGATGGTGCATACTTTCATAGATTCAGTTGGTTGAAAGATGAAGAAATAGGTGTGCTACCATGTGATTGGAATTGGTTAGTAGGTTGGTACAAAGAAGGTGACGGTAAACCTCGTGCATTACATTATACAGAAGGCGGACCATGGTTTAAAAATTATAGAAACTGTGAACTTGCTAGTGCTTGGAAAGATTGTTTATATTCAATGATGGAGAACAAAGATGCCGAATGATTATTATGGCGAATGGGATCCAAGAGAATTGAGGCCTGAATTGAAAGAAACAATAGACAAAATATTATACAGTATTGCTACACAGAGCAACACACACGCCATCGAAGCAATACAAGACGTAATGGATTCAGTTAAGAATCCTAATTTAATTTGTATTGATAGCGGAATTAAAAAAGTAGAAAAGAAAGTAAAAGGTTCTTTTGGTATTGTTGATTCTTTTATAATGGGAATGGCACTAGGTAGTGGAGGAAAATATATTCGTGCAGATGATGTAAATGATTATTGGGATCATCCTGCACCTTTTCTTGTACGTGGGTTAGGTAAACAAAAAATTATTAAAGAATGTATTGCACGTGGCAAAGATTTTTATTTTATGGACACAGGTTACTTAGGTAACAATCCAAGTCCACGTAATCCCAACGGTAAAAAAATTACACATAGAATTGTAAAAAATGCTTTACAAAATCTTCATATGCCAGACAGAGATGCTGAAGGCAGTGATAAGCATTACGGTAGTGGAAGATGGAATAGTTTAGGAATACAATTAAAGGATTGGTACCCAGGAAGTAAAATTTTAATTGTTCCACCAAGTCAAAAAGTAATGAAATACTTTGAACAAGACTTAGATTTATGGATTGAAGAAACTGTTAAAACTTTAAAAATGCATACTAAACGTCCTATTAAAATACGTAAGAAACCTAGTAGAGAAGATAGGGTAAGCATTAACACACTCGAGCAAGAACTTGCAAACGATGTACATTGTTTGGTAACTTATAATAGTATTGCCGCACTAGAGGCAATGGTATATGGCAAACCAGCGATAGTGTTAGGTCCTAATTGTGCTCAAGACGTTTGTGAGAAAAGTTTAGGTAGAGTAGAATTTGCAGAACATCCAGGACGTAAATCATTAACGTATCTATGTCGCTACCTATCTAATAACCAATTTACATATGAAGAAATGTTAAGTGGATATGCTTGGAGTGTTTTAAAATGAGAGTAATTGCTTACGCAAAAGTTATACCGCCAGGGAAGGCACTGAAACCTTCAAAAGAAAATCATAAGTATGAAATCTTAAAAAATTTTATTGAAGGCGTTAGAGTAAACGGCGATAACGGTTTACTATATGAAGGCTTTGATTTGATGTCTTGTGATGTTGCAGTAATGCAAGGTTGGATGCACGATAAAAGCGATCATGTACCACACATTAATTTGCGTAGACAAATAGCATCTAATACACATAACAAAATGTTTATTACTGCTGATGCTAATTTATTTCTATATAAAGCAAGACAAAACGCACCACATCATTATTTAAGATACAGTTTTAACGGTGTGTTCCAAAACACAGGATTGTATTGTAATGACGAGCCAGGTGAAGAAAACTGGCAAAAGATACAACGTGACTTAGGTGTTGTGCTTAAGAACTGGGACTTTCAAAATAGAGAAAATATTCTGCTGTGCCTACAGCGGAATGGTGGTTGGAGTATGAAAGGCAAAGACGTTGTTAATTGGGCAAATGAAAAAATTGCACAAATAAGACAATATACAAATAGACCTATCATTGTTAGACCACACCCAGGAGATAAAAAAGCACCACAGTATGTTAAAGGTATACAAGGCAAAGATGTTAGAATAAGTCAACACACGTTTATAGAACATGACCTAGCAAACGCATATTGTACAATAGGATTTAATAGTAGTCCACTAGTTGCAAGTGCAATTGAAGGCGTTCCTATTATTTGTGAAGATCCAAAAGCAAGTCAAGTTGAAGAAGTTTCACATCACAGAATAGATCAAATAACACAACTAAGACCATGGGACAGAGAAAAATGGATACGTAAAATTGCACAATGTCATTGGAGTTTTACTGACCTACGTAGTGGTGCTTGTTGGCAACATATGAAGAGATTTGTAAAATGAATATAACAGTAATAACTACTTTCCATGAACCAGGCATGGTACAATATGGACAAAGATTTATTGATAGTTTTCAACAAAGGGTTGATCCACGTGTTAAGTTAAGAGTGTATGCCGAAAATTGTAAACCTATTGTTGCTAGACCAGAACAAGTAACAGTAGTAGATGCCAAAGAAGCATTACCAGATCTTAATGCATTTAAGGAACGTTGGAAAGATGTACCTAAAGCAAACGGCACTTGTCCTTGGCCTGCAAGAAGACCACGTGATCATCACAAGGCTTTTAAATGGGACGCAGTTAGATTTGCTAACAAAACTTATGCTGTATTCGAAGCGGCAAAAGATCCTAACACAGATATTTTAGTATGGATGGACGCAGACACTTATGTACACAGTCCTATTACATACGGTCAGTTCAGAGCCATGTGTCCTGCAACTGTATGGTTATCATTCTTAGGCAGAAATAAAAAATGGCCTGAGTGTGGGTTTTATCATTTAACATTAAGAACTCCTGGCAGTGATGCATTTTTAAAAGAGTTCCAACGTGTTTATGATGAAGCAGAACAAGGTATCTTTTTAATGGAAGAATGGCATGATAGTTATGTGTTCTGGGAAGTTCTTAAAAAGATTAGAACACAGTTTCCACAAATTAAAGACTTTAGTGGACACTTGATTAACGGCGAAGGTCATCCTTTAATTAATTGTGAACTAGGACAATTTTTTGATCACCTTAAAGGTGTAAGAAAAGATGAAGGAAAAAGTAGAAGGAAGGATCTACTTAAACCAAGACCAGAGCAATATTGGAATGAAATTTAGTTTATTTACAGATTATGGCGCACTTAATAGTAAAGAAGTTTTTGACGCTTTTGCAAGTGGTATTACTAATTGTGGGCATACCTATTCTTATAATGAGTACGATTGTGATGTTCCTGTCATTTGGTCTGTGCTATGGCATGGTAGAATGGCTGGAAACAAAAAAGTTTGGGATTACTTCAAAGCACAGAACAAACAAGTTTTAGTTTTAGAAGTTGGCGGACTTAAACGTGGCACTACTTGGAAAGTTGGCATAGATGGTATTAACAAAGAAGCATACTTTGGTCCAGACGGCAATGACGACACAAGAGCAAAAGAACTAGGACTTACTTTAAAACCTTGGCAAGAAAATAATAACGGTGACATATTAATTTGTGCCCAACACAATAAAAGTCATCAGTTAAGATCAGTACTACAAACTAATTTAATACTAGATACATTAGAACACATACGAAATCAAACTGACAGAAGAATAATTGTAAGACCCCACCCACGTTGTCCATTAACAGGTATGGAACACGAATTTCCAAATGTAGTAATTCAAAGACCTGTTCATGTAAAAGGAACATATGATGATTTTGATTTGAATCTATCAAATGTTTTTATGTTATATTCATACACTAGCAATCCAGGACTTCAAGCAGTAATGGAAGGTATACCTGTTGCAGTAAGTGAAAGCAGTTTGGCATATCCTGTTGCTAACGAATGGTTTTGTAATTTAAATGATATCAAACGTCCTGATAGAACACAATGGCTAAATGATTTGGCTTACACAGAGTGGACATTGGACGAAATTCGTGCAGGAATTCCGCTAAATCGCTTGACTTATTTCTTTTAATCAAGTATAATATAACAATGAAAGTATTCACTCAATCCATTAATGACCTTACCTGTGAAGATTGTTTAGAACTCGTTGCGGGTATTAGTAACTTAAAATGGAGTGGAGTTGCTAAACTACAAGACTTACATAGTTTTAAATTACATCCTGACAACCATAGAATAATGTTTAGTATTGCTAAACAAGTCTTTAGAGGTACTGCACTAACACAAAAACAACACGAACTTGTAAAAAGTTTACTTGTAGAATATTATGCTGACCAATTTAAGGAAAGAGATATTGATGTTGTAGAACACGTAGACAACTTAAGGTTTCCTTATCGGGAAGTAAATCAAGAGCATTGGTTAAAAGTGTTAGATGTAAAACATCCTAAAACTTATGTTGAAACAAAAATGCTTGTCATAAGATTTCCATTTAATAAAAAAGTTATAAGCAGAATTGATGAATTAAAAAACAATTCTGACAAAGATTATTTCTACAAAGATCACAAACATTACTTTCCATTAACAGAAAGAAACGTTTATAAACTTGTTACTATTGCAAGACGTTTTAGGCATAAGTTTGATATTGATAATGAAGTACAAACAATATTTGATAAGTGTATGGAGTACGAAGACAATAGAGAACAATACTTGCCTGGTGTATATGATTATAAAATAAAAAACATACCTGATCTAGCAGTTCAACATTTACATGAAGACATAGGAGAAGTTGATGTAGATAATCTTTTCAAATATTATGATAGGCGTAGAAAATATGGCCTTTGTGAATTTGATATTATGTCAGTAACTGATAGTATGATGGGATTGAACGCATTAAGCAAACAATTAATTGATAGGCCTTCTACTGCCGTTATGGTTAATTCTAAAAAATGGACATTAGATAATCTTTTGGATAGTCTGTTTGAAATGGATAGGTTGCCTATTGCAGTAGTGCTTGATGATGAAACTGCTTTGGATACTTTAATTGAAATGCATAGAAGATTAACTTTACGTATTCCAACAGAACAAATGTCTGTTATGTTTAGATTAGATAAAGGTAAAAAAGATGCTGATGCATTTAACCAATTTGTGAGAGATAAGGCCTTAAATAATTATGTTGACAAAAATACAAAAGTAGTGTATATTAATAATAATAAAGTTCCTAAACCCGTTTACAGAAGCGATTGGGAACCTCTTACATTATTCTTATATACTAGGCAATCAATCGGTAGGCAAATGCAACAATGGTGTGAAGGCCATGATTTTATTTTACAATATGACGAAGGCAATTTAGGCTACATTTTTGGATACACGAAAGTAATATTAATATGATAAGTTGTAGGATAGTAATACAAGACGAAGTAAACGTAAAGGTAGAAAACTTGCCTGTTGAATATCGTAGAAAGATTGCAAACAAGTTAAAGTTTCAAGTACCATATGCACGTTACCTACCACAATACAAACTAGGAAGATGGGATGGAACTATATCTTTTTTCGGAATTGGTGGTACTGGTTACGTTAATCATCTTGATATCATTGTAAACACACTTGTTGACGCAGGTGTTGAGATTGCAGATATTGTAGATAAAAGACAAAAGCATGAACTAACTTTTGATGCTATTGACGAAAATTATTGGGGTGATACAACGTGGCCCGAAGGACATCAATGTGCTGGGCAACCAATTGTATTGAGAGACTATCAAGTAGAAGTTGTAAACAATTTTATTAAAAGTCCTCAAGCATTACAAGAAGTTGCCACAGGCGCAGGTAAAACTATTATTACTGCAACACTATCTCACTTATGTGAAAAGTATGGACGCACATTAGTTATTGTTCCAAACAAATCACTAGTAACACAAACAGAAGAAGATTATGTAAACTGCGGATTAGACGTAGGTGTTTACTTTGGTGACAGAAAAGAATTAGGTAAGACTCACACTATCTGTACTTGGCAAAGTTTGAATATACTTGACAAGAAGACAAAAGACGGAGAAGCAGTATTGACACTAGCAGAGTTTTTAGATGGTGTGAGCACAATTATTATTGATGAAGTGCATCAAGCAAAAGCAGATGTACTTAAAAAATTACTAACACAAAATTTAAAAAATGCTCCAATACGTTGGGGACTTACAGGTACTATACCTAAAGAGCAGTTTGAATTCCAAAGCATACTAGCAAGTATAGGCCCTGTAATTAATCAAATAAGTGCAAAAGAATTACAAGATAAAGGTGTATTAAGTAAATGTCATGTTAATATTGTACAGTTACTAGATACAAAAGAATATAGATCTTATCAAGAAGAATTAAAATATCTTGTTACAGATAAAGAAAGAGTAAAGTATATTTCTAAAATGTGTGACAGTATTAAAGATTCAGGTAATACTCTAATTCTAGTTGATAGAATTAGTGCAGGCGAACAAATACAAGAATTAATACCCGGTTCAACATTCGTTAAAGGCGATGTAAAATTAAAAGAAAGAAAAGTAGCATACGATGAAATTCAAAAAGGAACTAACAATGTGGTTATTGCAACCTATGGCGTTGCGGCGGTGGGAATTAATATTCCTCGCATTTTTAATCTCGTCCTTATTGAGCCTGGCAAGTCTTTTGTCAGGGTAATACAATCAATTGGCAGAGGCATAAGAAAGGCAGAAGACAAAGACTTTGTACAGATATGGGATCTTACATCTACTTGTAAGTATGCAAAGCGACATTTAACTTCACGTAAAAAGTTTTACAAAGAAGCAGAATACCCATTTACTATTGAAAAGGTAGATTGGTAATGAAGAAATTTACAGTTGAAATAAATGTTGGTGATGAAATATATGTAGGTAGATTCCGTAACGTGACTACAAAAATAAAAGCAATAGAGTTTGATGATCACGGACAGCCTGTGCTAGTGACGAGCAAAGGAAAGAAAAATCTTTTTAGTTGCAGACTAGCAAAACTTGACCCTGGGAATTTAACTCCTAAACAAATTATGGCTAAGAAAAAGCGACAGGAGTGAAATGAGAATACTTACATTAGATAATAAGTGTTACAAGTTAGAGCATTTGCCAGACGAACTAACAGAAGACATACGTTTTGCAGTATTAGATAATTCTGATCCAAAAAACCCAGACTTCTTTTATATCCCTTTGATATTTTTAGAAAGTTTTAATTCACCAGCAATGGTAATGGAAATAAATGGAAAAGAAATTACTATGCCAATTGATTGGCACCTAGCAGTAGGAGATAGCGAAGGTACTGGAGATATAGAAGTGTTGCCACTAACCAGTTTAAATGATAGAGGGTTTGAAGCATTTCTTTTTAATCCTTTAACAAGTTATACTATGAACTGGGGCGAAGTTAAGATTACTAATTTTTATAATGATGTAAAATGGTACTTTCCAAAAATGAAAAATGGACAGTTACTAGGAGTACCAATCACAGATGGTGATAATCCACAATGTGCTTGGTTTGTTAAAGATATTAGTAGGCAAAGTGAAACAATAGATTATGGTGCATTGGTTTAAAAAGAAAAAGATAAAACTAGAAGTTTTTACAAATCAGCAGTATGCTTTTGATCAATTCCAACCTATGTTGGCTAAAAAGTTTATTCCTGATTGGTGGAAAAAATTACCTGCAAGTAGAACTGACGCAGGGTTATTTACAGAAGGTAATAATACTATTCCTGTAAGCAGTATGAAACAATGTCCTGCTATAAACGAAATATTAAAAACAGGAGTAATATTTCCAAGTTGGTGTGAACTACATTTTAAAGTAGGCGAGTTTGGAGAAATAGAACAAAGAGTTTTTCCAGAACATACTGCACTAATACCACATGATGCACAAGATTGGTTGTTCCATAAACCAGAATATTCACACGTAAAGGTTGGGTCTCCTTGGTTAATTAGAGAAACATCAGGTGTGGATTTTATGTGGATAAAACCCGATTGGCATACAACCGATCCGTTAGCATACTGGGGTGTGCCTGGAATAGTAGAGTACAAATATCAACACGCAGTCTTAAACAACATAATGGTAAAGAATGGATCCGAAATCAAAATTAATGCAGGTGATCCTTGGTTACAACTTATACCATTAAGTGATGCAGAAATTGAAATAGACTGCCAGGTTGTCTCAAGTGAAGAAATGAGTCGATTAAATACAACGAACATTTCAGCAGTAGGAAGTTACATGAAGACAATCAAAAATATCAAAAAGCAAAAGGAAAGACTAGATGGAAAAAACAATTAGTGAAGAATACGTTCAGCAGTTATCACAACTGCATGATGAGAAAGCATCATTTGGTGATGCTAAAGGATTAAAAGCAATCGAAAAATGGATTCAAGAATTTAAACCTCAATCAATTATAGACTATGGTTGCGGTAAAGGTGGCGTTGTTCTTGCACTAAAAGAAAATTATTCTTCTATTGATACAATTGGTTATGATCCAGGTATGGTAGACTTTAAAGTAAAACCTACGAAAAAATTTGATATGCTTATTAGTACTGATGTGTTAGAACATATTGAACCTGTGTTTTTAGATGCTGTCTTAAAAGAAATGAACCAGTACTTTACAAAAAATGCTTTCCTTATTATTGCTACAAGTCCTGCTAAAAAGTTTTTACCAGACGGACGTAATGCACACTTGATTGTTGAAACGCCAGGTTGGTGGAAACACAAATTAGAAACACTTATGCCAGATTGCATTATACATTGGCACGAGTTTGTTGAGAAAACACGCACAGATAAAAAAGGAAATGTTAAACCTAACAACAAGTACATTGTTGTATTAAGGAAAAAATAATGAGTTTTACTAACTTAATTACAACTGCTATTGACTCAGTTGCTGACGAAATATTAAGTCAGCCTAATCCAAGTGTTTGTGAATTAGGAAACCAAAGATTAAAAAATAATAAATCACGTGCAAAATTATTTCAAAGAAAAAATATTACTACAAGTTGTTCAACTACAAAAGAATTTTTCTTAGCATTAGGATTCAAAAGATATCTAGCAATAGATGTTAATACTGAAATGGATGCAGTTGCTATGGACCTTAATATGGACATAGTTTCACATTATAACTTTACAGAAAAATTTAATCTAGTTACAAATAACGGTACTGGCGAACACGTTTTTAATCAACTTGCAGTATTTAAAAACACACACGATATTACTAAAACAGGTGGATTTATGATCCATGTGTTACCTTTTTATAGATGGGTAGATCATGGCTTTTATAACTTTCACCCTAACTTATTTTTCTGTCTAGCACATCAAAACAATTACAATATGCGTGGCGTATGGATTGGTACAAGTGATGGTGCTCATGTTGAAAAACTAGGAACAAAACTTAATAGAGATAAAGGTTACCGAGGCAAATTCAATTTGGATTCTTGGGAAAGAGACCCAATGGTTGTCGCTATAATGCAGAAAGTAGATCACAAAGAATTCGAAATGCCTCAACAACATCTGTACTCAGGCGACAACATAACAAGTAGTGAGATAAGTGAAAGGTACAAATGAACCAATACTCCGTATTGCAAAACTTTACGCCAGAGTGCTTAAAGTTAGATCCGTTTCCTTACATACATATTCCACAGGTGTTACCGTGGCCGTTGTATGAAAAACTAGAAGCGGAATATCCAGAACAACACGTAACAGGTGGTACTGATAAAGGCTTTGGTACTGCTAGATATAGACAACATGAATTTGATTATGTAAATGTTGTCAGTGATACTTGGCGTGAGTTTATTGCTTACAATACAAGTAGAGAATTCAAAGACGAACTAATAAGAGCATTTAGAACAGCCATTGTTGAACATTACAATACTAACAAAGGTTGGAAAGAAGACCTTTATACAAAATATACAAGAGCAGATGTAAGTCCAAGAATGGAACCTAAGAAAGGTTCAATTAGAATGGAAATGCAATTTGTTTGTAACGCAATAGATAATATTCAAATTAGAACACCGCACGTAGATCAATCAAAAGAATTATTTGCTTGTTTATTTTATTTTAAAAAACCAGAAGACGAAGGTACAGATGGTGGATTAAATGTTTATAGAAATACAGCAGGTAAACAATGGCGTAGAGTAACAGGACGAGAAGCAGTAGCAGAAGATATTAATGCAGTGGATCATATTCCTTATGCAAGAAACACAATGGCTTGTTTTCTTAATACTGTGAATAGTTTACATGGCGTGACCCCTAGAGCAAATCCAAAAACTATTCGTAGGTATATTAACATTGATGGTCACGTAGAGGAGAAACTGTTTAGGTTTATTGATGATGAGTAGTAGTTTAACTGCCAGTGAATGGACAATGCTTGGTGTTTTAGAAAACACAACCATTTTAGATGAGGAAGAAAAACAAATGCCCGTTGAAGAATGGATAGAATATAAAGTTAAACAGTTAAAGGAGAAACAAAATGAAAGCAGGTAAGATATGGGGACAAACAGAACTCATTCATGCCAATGGAGTTCTAGAGTTTCACAGAATAGAATTTAAAAAAGGTTTTAAGTGTTCAGAACACGAACACAGATATAAATGGAACGGATTCTTTGTTGAATCGGGCAAGATGCTTGTCCGTGTTTGGCAAGATGACCAAGGATTGGTCGACGAAACAATTCTTGGACCTGGAGACTTTACACAGGTAAAACCTGGTAAGGTACATCAGTTTGAAGGCATTGAAGATGGAGTTGCCTTTGAGTTGTACTGGGCGGAGTTTAATCATGATGACATAGTTAGACGCACGTCTGGTACTAAAGTAGAGAAATAAACAAAGGAGGAACAGTATGTTCAAATCACTTTCAGAAAGTGTTGGTAACTTTTTTAGTTTACCTAAAGGCAGTTCAGTCAGAACAGAAGTTATGGCAGGATTGGCTACCTTTCTAACAATGGCATATATCACGGTAGTAAACCCTGCTATATTGTCAACTGAAGGTACCGGTATGGAGTTCGGTGCCGTATTTACTGCAACCATTATTGCGGCAGTAGTAGGTACATTAATAATGGGACTTTGGGCCAAATGGCCTGTAGCACTAGCACCAGGAATGGGACTAAATGCCTTTTTTGCATTTGGTGTTGTCTTTGGTATGGGTTACACTTACCAACAGGCACTAGCGGCTGTGTTTATCGCAGGTATTGTGTTTATTGGTTTAAGTATAACACCGGCTAGAAAATATATCATCAACAGTATTCCTAAGTCAATGAAATTAGGTGTAGGAGCAGGTATTGGTTTGTTCCTTGCTATCATTGGTTTAAAGAATGCAGGTGTTGTTGTAGATAATCCGGCAACTTTAGTTGGCTTAGGTGACATTAGTAGTTGGCCAGTTTTATTAGCAGGACTTGGTTTTGCTATTATGGCGATTGCTGACAAACGTGGTATCCCAGGTGCAATTATTATTGGTATTCTAGCAACAAGTATTATTGCTTGGATTTTTGGAGTTTCAGAAATCGGCGGTGTAGTTGGTAGTATTCCTAACCCAAGTCATGCATTTAGTATGGACTTCAGTTTGATTGCGACAGCAGGTTTCATTGGAACTGCATTTGCATTCTTATTTGTTGACTTCTTTGATACTGCTGGAACACTAACAAGTGTTGCTAACTTAACAGGAAAAGTAAACAAGAAAGGCGAAGTCGAAGGTATCGATAGAGCATTGTTGGCTGACTCTGTAGCAACATCAGTTGGAGCATTAGCAGGTACTAGTAACACAACTTCATACATTGAAAGTGGTGCTGGTATTAAAGAAGGTGGTAAGACAGGACTAACGGCAGTAACAGTTGCCGTATTGTTTGCACTATGTTTATTCTTTGCACCATTGGCGCAGAGCATTCCTGCATTTGCAACGGCTCCTGCACTTGTATTCATTGCAACATATTTCTTACGTAATCTAAAAGATATCGAATGGGATGATGTGAGTGAATACGCACCGGCAGTACTAGCGGCAATCATTATGCCGTTGACTTTTAGTATTGCATACGGTATTGCACTTGGCTTTATTGCACACGTTGTAATTAAAGCAGTAAGTGGTAAACACGCAGATTTAAATGGCGGTTCATTAGCAATCGCGGCTGTTAGTGTTTTATACTTTGCAGTAGCATAATATTAACCTACAAAGGCCCTACGGGGCCTTTGTTAACCTTATAGGAGATCCAATGGGTAACCTAATATACGAAAGGGTTGAAGATACAGTATTTGCTAGAGACCCTGACAAACCAGAAGTTCCAAGATGGATAATTTCTGGTCCTGCACAAAAAGGATTATTTGAAGATTTTAACAATTGGCAGGATATGATGGATGCAAGTAAAAAGTATCCAACAATTAAAAAACAACTTGACAAATTAGAGATTTTGTGGTACACTATAAAAGATGAACAAGACACGTAAACTTCCGCTAAATGAAATTTTTATGGCAATGGATTGTAATGTTAAATCCGCCTATAAAGATTGGACTGACGAAGAACGAAAAGAATTAAACTTTTGGTTACTGAATCGTTATGCTAGTTCTGTTGCAGGAAATAGAGATGCTCAAGAATGGGCCGTTGTTGCAACAAATGAATATTACAATAAGAACTGGAACGTACTAGGAACCAGACACCCGCAACTGCAATGGCAGTTATTGTGTGCTACACACAACGCACAGGCACAACCACGTAGACACGTATGGATGGGTTTGAAGCAAAAAGGATCTGATAACAAAACTATGAAATGGTTATTAGATCAATTTCCAAATATGAAAAAAGACGAGGTAGAACTACTTGCTACAATATCTACAAAAAAAGAATTACAAGAATATGCAACCGATCTTGGACTTGAGAAGAAAGATGTCAAACTCTGATAAACCATTTGTATGTCCTTATTGCGGTGTTGGATACACTAGAGAGAAAACTCTCATTGCTCATATGTGTGAGCCTAAACGTAGACACTTGCAAAAAGATGAGAAACGTGTACAACTTGGCTATCTAACATTTAATAGATTTTATAAACTATGCCAAAAGGCAACAGAAAACAAAACGTATGAACAGTTTTGTAAAAGTCCTTACTACAATGCATTTGTAAAATTTGGATCGTTTGTAAACAATGTAAGACCTTTATATCCTGAAAAATATATTGACTATGTTGTTACAAGCGGAGTAAAACTAGATCATTGGTGCAGAGAAGAAATGTATGAACGTTATGCACTAGATCTAATATTAAAAGAAGACGTTACTACTGCACTAGAACGTAGCATTAAAACTATGATGGACTGGGCAGATGAAAATGAATCACAGTGGCAACACTATTTCTTGTATGCAAGTTTGAATAGAGTAACACAACATATAAGAGATGGAAAGATTAGTCCATGGTTACTTTTAAACTGCAAGTCAGGTAGAGAAATGTTAAGTAAAATGAATGACGAGCAGTTGCAAATAATTAGTAATGTTATGAATCCAAATCATTGGCACATTAGATTCAAACGTCATGTAGCAGATGTAGAACTAGTAAAAGAAATAGTAAAAGAAAGTAACTTATGAGCGATATACAAATAGTGAGTAATCATATGGGACCAGAAGGCGAAAGCATAGATAGAATATATGGATCGCCTGCAAGTGGTGGTAGCATGAGATTGATCAATAAAGATTATTCACAATACAAAGGCAAAATAACAAAACGATCACTTACCAAAAAAGATTTAAATGGTAATAATTTTAGAAGTCATTGTTATGTAACTGATGACAACAGATGGTTCGATCGAGCAGGAATGCCAATCCAAAAACCAAATAGTATAGTAGAAGAAACAGTTGACAATTCTACAGAAAGTGTGTTATAATAGTTTATGAAATTAAATCCAAAATATGTATTTTTCTTTGCAACACTGACAATAGGGTTGCTAGTAAGTTTAAGTGCGAATGCTTACTTGTTAAATGAATTATTAGACATAAGAGAAATACTAGATGCACAATATGAAACAATCTTTCAAATAATGAAAATGTTAGGTTTTCAATTTGGAGAAGCAGGAATAGGTGATACAATATAATGAAAAATAAATTTATAGATCCAAAGAATAGTCACACAGTAGGAACAAGTTGGTTGAATCTTGGTAACCATGTATTGGTTGCAGGATTTATTGCTTGTATTTTATTTGTAGTGTATGCGAGTTACTAATGCCTGATATAGATATAGACTTTGCAGATAGAAGTATAGTATTAGATAAGATTAAACATCGTGTTGCTAAACTAGATACAGAAAAGAAACACAACACAGGAGTCTATGTCACAGAAATTCCACACAATCCAGTTGATATGTTATCTACTATTGATTATGAAAAGGCTGAAGATAGAGGATACTTTAAATTAGATTTTTTAAATGTATCATTGTACAAAGACATAAAAGATGAAGAACATCTTTTAAGATTGATGAAAAAGGAACCAATGTGGGAACTACTACAACACGAAGAATTTACGGATCAACTATTTCATTTAAACGGACATGGGACGGTAGTGAAGAAACTTTGCCCTACTTCCGTGGAACAATTAGCATCAGTCCTTGCTATTATCCGTCCAGCGAAGAGACATCTCGTAAACAAGACTTGGAACGAGATAGAGAAGCAAGTATGGGTCAAGCCAAGTGATGGTAGTTATTATTTTAAAAAAGCACACGCCGTTGCTTATGCTCATGCTATTGTAGTGCAAATGAATTTGTTGTGCGAAGGAGTAACCAATGACAACTGAAGTAACATTTTTTACACAGTATGAAGAACTAAGAGAGGCAATGCCTCCTGTACAGGCAAGTAAGTTTTGGCCTGAATGGTTTAAGAAACAAGGTGGAGCAAAGAACTGGGAACGTGGTTCTGAGAAGAATGGTATGGCGCCAGATGGTAGTCACCAAGATGGTTATCAAACTGTAAAAAGTTGTCCAGCAGTACTAGATGTATTGAACATGGGATATATTATTCCACTGTGGTGTGATTACAAAGTTAAAAGAATAGAAAAGAGTCAAGAGTGTCCACAAGGTATTGTATGGCGTATGCCTGCAGGTCCTTTTAATAATATGTTTGGTGCGGCAACACACCCACATGAACAAATGGATGCATATCCTTTTCCACCAGATACATTTGAAGGAACATTTAAACTTTTAAACCCTTGGGGTGTAAAAACTCCTAAAGGTTATAGTTGTTATGTATGTGCTCCACACTATAACAAACACGGTAACTTAGAAATACTTAACGGTGTTATTGACACAGACATCTATCATGAACTGCACGTAAACACTTGGTTCACTGCACCACTGAATGAAGAAATAACTTTGAATATGGGTATGCCCATTGTACAAATTATTCCATTCAAACGTGAGGAATATAAGATGGATATTAAAGTTGGTGATCATAGATCAATGCATAACAAGGTAACACAATTTATACATAATGCTATGTTCAAAGCACAACATTATCGTCCTAAATTAAGTCCTAAAAATTACAAATAATTATTTGCTTGGTTTTCTTACGAGTTGAACACTCTTACGTTTGATTCTTTTGATAGTTAAATTACTTAAATTTACTACTGGCCCTGCTGTCACTTTCACATCTTTTGTATTCATAGTTACTAAACAATGCCTAAATCTAGGAAATTCTTTAGGTAGAAAGATGCTAATAGGAATAGTTCTATTGCTTTCAAACCACCATGTTTCGCCCATATCTAAGAAGTGCTTACGTTCTGCATCATCGTTTAGCAGACTGTAAACGTACATACTAGTAACGTTATTATCCTGGTTGTTTATAATACCAACATATTCGTTACCACCGTATTGTACGATGCTTAAATAAGGAAATTTTGTCTCTATATCTTTCAATAACATTTTTCTAATAAATACTGTATGCAGTTAAGTTATAGATATTTAGTAAACCAAAAGGCCACTCTCATAGCAGATTTGGCAAACGCAACTACGGAGTATAGACCAGTGTACCAGAGAAATTTAAATGTGTACAGGGGGATTGATAACACCCTGACATTCGAAATAAAAAATCAAGATCAGAAACCTGTAAGTATATTAAATGTATACACGCCTAAGTTCATGGCATTTGATAGCAAAGGAACTTTAATATTAGAAAAGACAGGAACAATCACAGAAACAACTACACCAAGTAAAGTAGGACAGTTCACTGTAAATATCACTGCAAACGATTTACTAAATGTTGATTCACAATTTTTATCTTACAATGTACACTTAACTGATTCTAATAGCAACAATACAATCACATATTCAGGTGCAAGTTTTGATATGACTGGTACTATCCAAATTACATCTGAAGCATTTCCAGGACCGGCGGCCACTTATAGTATATCTACATTTACTGAATCAGATGTTGATTCAGGTGTATTCTATAGTGAATCTATTACAGCCGAACCGGCAAAGAATGGCAACGAAGCATTACATACTGCGGCAGTATACGGAACTAACCTTACTGCTGACATAACAATACAAGGCACTTTGGATAATCAAGTTACTGGTAACACCTATTGGGGAGACATAGCAACTTTGAATTTGGCTAATCCAACTACACCTGAGTATGTAAACTTTAATGGTGTATACTCACACCTTAGAGCCAAAATGTCAAACAAAACTTCTGGTACAGTAGATAAAATTTTAGTAAGAAATTAGTTGACTTTTAACTAGACTTATACTATAATAATAGTATGAGTGGTCTAGTATTTGAAACAATTTTGGCTCATTTGCCCGCCAAACGCAAAACGACACCAAGTGGGTGGACATCGTTCAATGCCCCTTGTTGTATCCATAATGGAACCACTCAAGATACTAGACAACGAGGCGGGTTAATCACAAACGCAGATGATGGCGTAAGTTATCACTGTTTCAATTGTGGCTTCAAGGCATCTTGGGCCAAAGGTAGAAAACTTTCATATAAAATGAGAACTTTCTTACAATGGCTCGGTGCCTCTGATGATGTAATAAACAAACTAGCATTACAAGTTTTACAATACAGTGAACAAGCAAGTCAAGAACTTATTGTTGAATTACCAAAGTTTAAAACTGTTGAATTGCCAGAAGGTGCGAGACCAATTAGTCAATGGGACGATTGGCAGGCATTAGAATCAACAGGTGCAGATGAAAACTTGGTTAAGATGTTTGACTATATACATTCAAGAGGATTGAATACAGATGATTATACATTCTATTGGACACCAAAGATAGGATATAGAGATAGATTAATTATTCCTTTTATGTATGATGATGAAGTTGTTGGATATACTGCAAGGAAAATTAATGGCGGTAGTCCGAAATATCTAAGTGAACAACAGCCTGGTTATGTGTTTAACTTTGATGCACAAAACTATAATAGACTTTTTACAATAGTTATGGAAGGTCCATTAGATGCAATAGGCGTAGATGGTGTTGCATTACTTGGAAGTGAAGTCAAAGATCAACAGGCACTACTCCTAAAAACTTTAAATAAAGAAGTAATACTAGTTCCTGACAGAGACGAAAATGGTAAACATCTAGTTGAACAAGCAATGGAACTAGGGTGGTCAGTAAGTATGCCTGAGTGGACAGAAGATATAAAAGATGTAAATGATGCAGTGATCAAGTATGGTAAAATATTTACACTACACTCAATTGTCAATGCAAAAGAATCTAACGAACTAAAAATTAAATTAAGGAGCAAACAATGGTTTGGTTAAAAAACATACTTTGCTATCCGATTAAAAAATATAAAAAATGGCAAGAGGATAGAAAGTTTAAAAAGAAAATAAAGGAACTTCAAAAGAAAGATCCTTTTATATACAAGTAATGGATGATATGAGACTTCCGCACGAAACAGAAAAGACCTATAGGGAAATAGAAGAACTATGGAACAAGTACATCTTAGAACAAGGTCTTGATCCTTTAGAACTTGCAGGAATATTTACTGCTATTGCTATGAAGTCATATAAAGCAAATTTATCACCAGAAGACTTTGATGCTATAATGGAAGAGATATACGTAACAAAAGATTACACAGTAGGAATGAAAGGACCAACAAAACACTAATGACAGATTATATTAGACCCTTTGGACCAACAATCTATCGTGCTGAGATGGATAGTGAAGAACTTGCTATGTTTACAAAATGTGCAGAGTATTCACTTGAAGAACCACAACCACATGGACAACAACTTGCAGGTAATATTGCAAAACAATATCAAGCGAAGTTTGAGGACAGAGAAAAGTTTATGTCATTTGTACACAAACACGTTTCTGCTTTTACAAAATATGAAATGGAACGTGCTAATGAATTATTAATTAATCCTGTGAATACAGATGTTGATTGGAAACAAATGTATTTTAGTTTACACACAGGACCTTGGATAAACTATCAAGAAGCAAACGAATTCAACCCAATACATAGTCACAATGGTACGTTAAGTGCAGTAATTTATATAGACGTGCCAAAAGAAATACAAGAGGAAGCCAATGACGGTTTGCCTACTAATATGAGATGCCCAGGCCAAATAGAATTCCTATATGGGTCTGACGTTGTAGGGTCAAGTGGTACACATAAGATAATACCAAAGACTGGAGATATATTACTCTTCCACGCAGGACTTAAACATCAAGTTTATCCTTTCAAGTCGAATGTCACTAGAGTAAGTATGTCGTTTAATGTATTTGACATTCGCTATGGAAGGGAGGTAAAGGATGACTGAAATTAGAAACGGTATATTTAATGTTACTTCTAAGATGGCACAATCATCTTTCGGGTTAGCAATAATTTATACACTAGGCCATATTGTAATCGCGGCTTCTGTTGTTACACTTGTAACAGGAGCAAGTTGGTGGGAAGCAGGTACAGTTGCACTTATTGAGCCGGCAATTAATGGCGTATGGTTTTATGTTTTACACAAAATTTATACTAAACTAAAGGAGAAAAAATAGTATGTCAACACTAATACCTATGGTAGTTGAGCAAACTAGTAGAGGCGAAAGAGCCTATGACATTTATTCTAGATTGTTAAAAGATAGAATTATATTTGTTACAGGTCCTATTGAAGATAACATGGCGTCTAGTATTTGTGCCCAACTATTATTTTTAGAAGCAGAAGATAAAAATAAAGATATCAATATGTATATTAACTCGCCAGGTGGTATGGTAACCGCTGGGTTGGCTATGTATGATACAATGCAATATGTTAAACCAGATGTTAAAACAGTTTGTATTGGATTGGCCGCAAGTGCAGGTTCCTTACTATTAATGGCAGGTGCAGAAGGAAAAAGAATTAGTTTACCTAACAGTAAGATTATGATTCATCAACCTAGTGCAGGCTTTAGAGGACAAGCAACTGATATCGAGATCCATGCTAAAGAAATTTTAGAAACTAAGAAAAGACTAAATGAAATTTATGCTAAACACACAGGCAAACCATATGAAGAAATTGTTGATGCTATGGAGCGAGATAATTTTATGACACCTGAACAAGCGGCAGAGTTTGGTCTTATAGATAGTATTGTGGAGAAAAGATAATGGTTGTATGGGGAATGGTAGGTAACAGTCACGATGCCAGCCTAGCAGTTTTCTTAGATGGAAAACTTGTATGGGCCAGTCTTGCTAAAGACTTTAGTGATGTACCAAACGACCCTAAACATAGTTGGACACAGATAGAAGCCGCTAGGCAAAGTTTTGGTCCACCAGATAAAGTTGTTTGGTATGAAAAGCCGATACTTAAAACTTTGAGACAGTATTGGGCAGGACAAGGTTGGTTGTTAAATGAAAACAACATTAAAAAATATCTTGCTCAATGGGATATTGATGTGCCTGTAAAATATATTCAGCATCATGAAAGTCATGCCGCATATGGTTATTACACATCAGGAAAACTAGATGCTTACGTAATGTGTTTAGATAGCATAGGAGAGTTTGAAACATTTACTTTATGGCACGGTAAAGGTAATAAACTTAAAAAGATTTATTCACAAAGATATCCACATAGTGTTGGATTATTTTATAGTGCTATGACAATGCGTTGCGGATTTAAACCTAATGCAGAAGAATATAAAATTAGTGAACTAGCAAAACAAATCAGTATTACAGAAAACTTACCTTTAATTAATGATGTAATCAAAACATTTATTGATGGAGATTTAAGTGGTAAGATGCCTGGCATACATTTCAAAGTTAATTTACACAAAGGTGCAAATTGGTACAAGCCTGATCTTACAACTGAAGACGATATGATTAGACTAGCCAATGCTACTCAAAGTGTTTTTGAAATGATTGTTATGTCAAATTCAAAATGGTTAAAGAACCAAAACTACTCAGCAACCAGAGACATGATAGTCACAGGTGGTTGTGCGTTAAATAGAGATGCGATGGATAGATTGCGTACTGAATGGAAAAGTGTTTGGGTACCACCAAATCCAGGAGATCCAGGAAGTTGTGTAGGTGCTGTTTTGGCAATGAACAAGAAACATATTGACTTTAATTCTAATATATGGTATAATAATGACAAGTAAAGAAATAAAAGAATTAGAAAAAAAGATTGACAAACTGCAAGAAACAGTTGAACGTCTTGAAAACAAATTGAATAAGCACATTGATTTTATTGATGATACATATGAAGGTTTACGCAATCCAATCAATGCCGCAAAGAAATGGTTAGGTAGATGAAGCAAAACGTTGACTACGGATTTGATATACAGAAAACATATTTAGAAATGATGTTGAGTGATGCACAAACATTTGTGCGTTGTCAAGGTATATTTGATCCAGAAAACTTTGATCGTAAACTTGCTCCAGCGGCTGAGTTTATACATAAGTTTGTACAAGAACACAACGTATTGCCTACAGAACAAATTGTAAATGCAAACAGTAAAGTAAAATTAGAAGTTCCTAAAGGACTTAATGAGCAACACTATGATTGGTTATTAAGTGACTTTGAAACATTTAGTAGACACAAAAGTTTAGAACGTGCTATTCTACAAAGTGCTGACTTGCTTGAAAAAGGTGAGTATGGTCCAGTTGAGCAAAAGATTAAAGAAGCAGTACAAATAGGATTACAAAAAGACTTAGGTATTGATTACTTTGATGATCCTAAAGGTAGACTTACAGGACTAAAAGATAACAACGGTCAAGTAAGTACTGGTTGGGAAAGTTTAGATAAGAAACTGTTTGGCGGATTTAACAAAGGTGAACTAAACATCTTTGCAGGTGGATCAGGTGCAGGTAAGAGTTTGTTCTTAGCAAACTTAGGTGTCAACTGGGTGCTGAACGGAATGAATGTTGTATATCTAACATTAGAATTAAGTGAAGCCTTAGTTGCTATGAGATTAGATAGTATGATGACTGATGTTCCAAGCAGAGAAATATTTAGAGATTTAGATGGTGTTGAAATGAAAGTTAAACTTGTTGGTAAGAAGGCAGGTGCATTTCAGATCAAATATATGCCAAGTGGTAAGACAGCAAATGACATTAGAAGTTTTGTAAAAGAATATGAAATTAAAACAGGCAAAAAGATTGATGTATTACTAATTGACTACTTAGACTTGTTGATGCCAATGAGTAAGAAAGTAAGTCCAAGTGATTTGTTTGTTAAAGATAAGTTTGTATCTGAAGAACTTAGAAACTTGGCAATGGAACTACAATGTATATTTGTAACTGCATCGCAGTTGAACAGAGCAAGTGTTGAAGAAATAGAATTTGATCATTCGCATATTGCAGGTGGTTTATCTAAGATACAAACTGCTGACAACGTGATTGGTATCTTTACAAGTAGAGCGATGCGTGAACGTGGTAGATATCAGATACAACTTATGAAAACTAGAAGTAGTTCTGGTGTAGGTGCAAAAATAGATTTAGAATTTGATATTGATTGTTTACGTATTAGAGACTTGGCCGAAGATGAAGACTATCAAGAATTTAATAAACGTAAGAGTACAATTTATGAAGGACTTAAACGTACAAGTGTAACTAATGGTGAAGCAGAAACAGATACTCCAAAGGAACCAACTGAAGGTGATACAGTAGGCAAAATAACTGCACAGACAGACTCAACTAAACTTAGACAGTTCTTAAATAATCTTGATGACGAGGAATAGATGCGTAAAATATATTTCTTCGGAGATAGTTTCACAGTAGACTACCAAACTGATTGGACTTGGACTAGACAAGTCGCACAAAGACTAAACGTAGATGGTCTAGTTAATCACAGTATGATAGGAACCAGCAACGATTGGATCCTAATGCAACTCCGAGATAATTTAAAAGATATAACATCAAATGATATTGTTATAGTTGTATTAACAAGTTTATATCGCTATTGGTTCTTTAAAGACAAGCCTGAACTATCAAACTATATGATAGGTAATTGGGATAACTTTGCAAAGCAAACAGGTGATAAGAGTCAAGTAGATGCAGTAAAGGGTTACGTTACTCACTTACAAAGAGACGATTTAGATCAGTTTAGATTCCAACAACAGGTTGCATGGCTCAAAGGAACACAGAAAAGTTATGGCTTTGATATGTTAGTAATACCTGGATTTACTATGGACATAGACTACTCAGGTATGATACCTGTCATAGGAGATATGACTGGGAGTGTTAGTAACGGAGAATTTAAAACTGCAAAAGATGATGAGAAATGGTATAGTGATGGTATTGATACTAGATACAATCATATGCTACAAGACAATCATACTATAATGGCAGACAAAGTCGTAAACAGTTTATTAACAAAAGCACCATTAGACTTACAAGTAGGATTCAACAGATTTATACTTGAAGGACACGAACGACTTACACACAAACAAATAGGACCTAAACTAGTACAAACCAGCAACGACCTTTACGGCGAATCAGATAAGAAAGGTGGCCATTGGTTAAAATGAGTGAAGAAGAAGTAAACAAAAGATTGAATAGAGAATATCCAAAACTGTTACAAGCAGTACATTCACCAATGCCCGAACAACGTAAGAAGGCAGTGGTGTATAAGTTTATTGAAACGTTACAGGATTTAGCAAAGGCGGTAGATGGTAAAAGTAATGACTGTAAGACCTAAGATTAAACAAAGAATGGATGTGCTACAACACTGGATGGAAGAAAACTATCATCTAAAACGCCCTGAAGTTGTAGAAGAACATATACAAACTATTACAAAGTTTTGGTCAGTAATGTCTGAAGAAGATCAAGATTATATAGAAGGTGCCAGATACGCCATTGAAAATAAAACAGTTTGGTCAAAGTAATTTGTCCAAAATCTAACACCCATAGTTTTTTGATTGGTAAATAATTTTACTTAGGCTTAACAAGGGAAAACTATGCAAACTGACTTAGACAACATACAAAGGCTGTTAGATAGATTTAAAAGAAAAGTACCAGAAGGCACAGAATATCAAACACGTCTGACAGAAGAATTCGAACTTATACTTAATCAGAGATTCACTGATTACTTTCTACAAATATGCGATATCATTGATCTTACCAAAGACCTTACACACATGACTCGTGGAAGTGCTGGTAGCAGTTTAATCTGTTACCTACTAGGTATTACTGATGTTGATCCAATCAAATGGAATATACCAGTAGCACGTTTTATGAATCCGTTACGTGATGACTTACCTGACGTAGACATAGACTTTGAACATTGGCGTCAGCATGATGTAATGGAACGTATATTTAAAAAGTGGCCAGGCAAGTCTGCAAGACTTTCTAACTATGTAACTTACAAAGAAAAGAGTGCAAGACGTGAAGCGGCTAAACGTTTAGGCGTTACAGGTAACTTACCACGTAACTTTAAATACGAAAACTTAGGCATTGATGTTAAAGAAGCAAAACGTATAGAGAAAAAACTGTTAGGCAAGAAAAGAGCAATATCAAAACATTGTGGAGGCATCGTTATGTTTACTAGGCAATTACCTAAATCATTAATATCACAAGACAATCAAATACTATTAGACAAGTATGAGATTGAAGACTTAGAACACTTAAAGGTTGACATATTAGCAAACAGAGGTTTGAGTCAACTGCTAGAAATAGATTCAATTACAAAATTAGAACACTATCCAGAGACAGATGAAAAGACAAGTGCGTTACTATCACGAGGAGATGTGCTAGGTGTAACACAAGGTGAGTCGCCAGCCATGCGAAGATTATTTAGAGCGATACAACCTAAGTCAGTATATGACTGTGTGTTTGCAACTGCAATGATACGTCCTGTTGCAATGAGTGGTAGACAAAAAGCAAGTATGTTTCAAGACTGGTCAAAAGAAGCAGTACAGGATTCAGTAGTGTTTGAAGATGATGCTATTGATATTATATCAGATATCATTGGTGTAGATATGTACGAAGCAGATATGTATCGTAGAGCATTTGCAAAAAAGAATGACGAAAAAATATTAGAGTTTGTTGAGAAGTTAGGTAATCACCCACGTAAACAAGAAGCCATGGCCGCACTACAAGAACTATCAGGGTTTGGATTATGTAGAGCACACGCAGTAAACTTAGGTAGACTTATATGGGCATTAGCATATCATAAAGCACATAACCCAGAAGATTTCTGGAGAGCAAACCTAAAGCATTGTGAAGGATCATACAAACGTTGGGTATATCAATGTGAAGCACATCGTAGAGGTATAGATACTAAACCAGGTTGGTGGCAAAGAGGATTTATTAAAAATTGTTTTGTTAAGCAACAGTGGTTAGAACGTGTAGAGTTTGCAGGTGTGATTGCTAACGGTCGTGTGTTTAAAGGTAAGAACGGCAAGTACGTTACATTTGTTACACTAGGTATAAATTACGGACAGTACATAGACGTAACAATACAAAAGCCATTTGGATACAGAGATGGAGATATCATACACGGCACAGGTGTAATAAGAAGTAGCAACAACAGTGACTACATACAAAGCACTGATGCAAAACTTTTTACACTTTCTGAATGGACCAATAAACGTACCGTTTGATCTCAAGTTGATAAATATACTTTTAGTATGCAGAGACGTAATACTAAAAGATTCCACATAAGCGGGTCTTCCATGCCAGACGTTGAACTGGTAGCAATTATGGATAAGGCCCTAAAGAGTCCTTCGTCCTCCGTTTACAAAGTCAAAGTTGAAAACCAAAGATGGGACCGTCAGTACAAAATACTGTGGGCCGATCACATCAATACAATCGATCATTGGAAGCCGTTTGTTTACAAATACAACAAACGTTCTGATGAGTTTGTCTTCTATAAAGAAAGGAAAAAGAAATGACACAACTAATCGAACCCTCAAAGTTTACTTCTACCGTTGGCCTTTTAAGGTCATTTTTTTTGGATAAAGGATTTGAAGAAGTCCATACACAAAATAGATTATCTATATTAGCGGCGTGTGAAGATCCATTTAATGTAGCAACTTACAACTACGCAGGCCAGGTATGGCCCTTGCCCCAGACAGGCCAGATGTGGCTAGAATACGAGTTACTTACACGCCCCTCTTCGAAGGGGTTTTTTTGTGTCTCCACTTCCTATAGACAAGAGCCTAATGCAATCCCAGGTAGACATGATATAATATTTCCTATGTTTGAATTTGAAATGCCAGGTAACATAGATGATCTAAAGAAGATGGAATATGAACTATGCCAACACTTAGGTTTTAAAATGCCAACTGAAAAAACTTATGCAGAGTGGCAAAAAGAATATGGAACAGATGGTGAACTAACAGCAGAGCATGAAGGTAAAATGTTTAAGGAATATGTAACAACAATGATTACAGACTTTCCGGAGTTTACAAGTCCATTCTGGAATATGAGTAGATATGAAGATGGTGTAACAAGTAAAAAGATAGATGTTATACTAGGAGGCATGGAAACAATAGGATCAGCAGAACGTTCAACAGACGTAGAACAAATGCGTGATACATTTCACACAATAACAGATGGTGCTTACAGTAACTTGCTATACGATAAGTTTGGCAAGGATAGAGTAGAAGCAGAACTAGAAGAATTTCTAGCACATGATTTCTTTCCAAGAGTAGGTGGAGGAATAGGTATGACTAGAATGATTAGTGCATTAGACACTATCTAGTTGTTTGTAATCTGGGGTGGTGAAATTGGTAAACACGCACAACTGTTTATTGTGTGCAGAAATGCTTGTAGGTTCGAGTCCTACCCCCAGAGCCAAACGGCGACAATGACACCGTTCGAGCAACCTCGCAAACATAATGTAAACATCATTCCGAAATTGGTCTTTTGTCGTAAAAAATTAAATTACAAAAAATTTTAGGGAAGTACTTAAACTTTTATTCAGGGTCTTTTTGGCCTGCTGGTTCACAAGTCTGTGGTGCAAATATACAACCTAATGCATCTGCTATTGCGTTAAAGTCAGCAGGTCCACCATTTGTTATTCGTTCTTTATTAATGATGTTGCCCTCAAGTTTCTTCTTTTCTACTGTTGCATCTTTGTTTGCTACACTACTGCAACCTAACACAGATACGATTACTACTGCACATAAACCGTTAACCATATATACCCTTTTGTTCATACACACATACTTATCGGGTTTTGGGTGCATGGAAATAGTAGTAGATAAGCCGCGACGCGGAAAAAGCCATTTAAGCGGTGTAACCGCGGTAGCGGTGGAAAAGCCATTTAAAGCAGATCGGTAGCGAAATTTTTTCGACCCGCGAAGCGGTAGCGGTAGCAACGCAAAAACGGTAGCACCGGAAATTGGCCTTTTAGTTTAATACCCTACCTCTTTTTAGCCATGCATTTAAGACACCGTAAATGCTCCTAAAATGCTCCTAAATGGCTCTTAAATGCCTCTTTAGTGTCTTTGTAGTACAAACACCTATCAGACGTATACAAAGACCTTATAGTGCGTTTAAAACGCCTTTTTAAGTGTGTGCTATACTTCGTTGCACACCGTTCGTACTGCACACGGGGCCCCTAGTACGCCAAAACCTTTTTACGATGCAAAACGGATACACGTTCAAATTGTACAACCTTTTAGTGTACAATGGCTATATAATACGAGACGCAAATTTCCGATTTGCGTTTTTTTACGATCGTAGAAAAGGAAACAAACAATAATGAATAAAATGAAAACAATCATTTTAGCAACTGCTCTGACTGTACTTACATTTGGTGCTGTTGCTGAAGAACTTTCGCTTGAAGACAGAGTAAGCAAGTTGGAAGACAAGAGTTTGGGATTACCCAACGGATTTTTTATTAACGGTGAAATAGAAGGTTATTATGATGACAAGACCTATGACTCAGGCTGGGACTCACGTGGTGCGTTACAGTTTGGCGTAGAAACATCATTACCTGACAATGAACTTAACATCGACTGGGTTGGTGGCACAACTACTATTGATTCACACTATGCACTTAATACTGCTGACAACAACAAACTAGTTGAAAAGCAGTTGGGTTTTGGTAATGATACTGCTAGAATCTACATAGGTGAAACTGACGCACAGAGAATGGGATTTGCAAAGACTCCTAAAATTTCTGCTCCGTTGATCTATACAGAAACAAACTATCGTATTGATCATAGAGAAAAGACTGTGTTAACGTTTGGTGGTTGGCAGTATGACAATGAGTTTGACTTTGACAGTCACAGACTATCAAAAGAAAAGCCATGGGGTGTTGCACTGGCCTATGACAATAACAACAATGTATACTATGGAACTGCAACTGTGGACCTAGGTCTTGCAGAAGTATCATATATGCACATCACTGGTCCAGAGGATACTAACAAGGATGATCAACAGGGTTACGCAATAGGCGGATCACTGCATCGTTTTGGTGTACCTATGCTGTGGGGTGTTGAACTGTGGGACGACAAGAACACAGGTACATACACTGAAGATGACAGACTAGACTATGGTGTTATGTATAATGTTACTGAGGCTGTGTACGTTTCTGCACACAGAACAGAGAATGATGATCTAGGCTATGATGGAAACTACTATGGAGTTGTGTACAACTTGGTCACAGACTATGATGCTACCAAACGTGCTGACAAACAGGACGGACTTGAAGTAGGATTATACTATCATGACAAAGAGCAGACTAACATAGCAACTGGTGCCTATACAGATCACGGCAGTCAGTTTCTTGCTTCCGTTAGATACAAATTCTAATAGCAATTATAAACTAAAAAGCCCCAAGCGAAAGCAAGGGGCTTTTTTTGTGACTTTATATCTTGTTCTTGGCTGGAACTGTAATGTGTCCGGCTACATGACCCACACGTGGACCATGCTTGAAACGATATCCTGAAGTACCGCCAGCATTGGCATCAACCGCTGGTCTTGAACCTGCAAGTAATCTTTCCTTGCGTTTCAAGATCTGTGCCTCACGGTACATCTTGTGTAAATGATCGAATCTGTTCATAACACCCTCCTCTGTTAAAAGTTAGGTGCGTTCCTTCGCATTATGCTACTTCCGTCCCGATTGGGATGAACGTATTACTATTTAGCAGGTGTGGTATGTTCAATTTGCTTGGGTGGCTGTGGATTTTCTGGTCCTCCAACGATGGCTAGTAGCACAAGCATTATTGCTATGCATAGTGAGAACCGCCAACTGTTTAAGAACTCATTCATGTAGATTATTTAGCGATGTGCTGAAAATAATTACATTCGGCTTGTAGATAATATCCAATTACATATAAATACAAATTAAAAACTTATGAGTTTAAAAGTGAGCGACAACACCAGTATATCAATGCCAATCAGAAATATGTTGGCGATCATAGGTGCGGTGGCAGTAGGTGTGTGGGCATACTTTGGTATAGTTGAAAGACTGAACCTATTAGAAAACAAATCAGTGTTACTTGAAAAGGACATGGACTCTGCTCATGAAAGACTGCACACAGAAGTAAAACAAAACACAGAGTTTAGAATAAAATATCCAAGAGGTGAATTAGGTCAAAGTGCTCAGGACATAGAACAGTTTATGTTGATTGAAGACCTTTACAAGAGTGTGGATAGAATTATCAAAGAATTAGATGAAGGTAGAAACAACAAAGTAAACATTGAATTCTTAAAAGAACAAATGGAAAAGGCACTGGAAAACATAGAACGTTTGAAAGATGCTGACAGAGAGATTGTTTACAAAAACGGTAATGGGGGACACTAATGATAGAAACAGTAGTAGCATTGTTGATGTTTGTTAACGGCGAAATCAAAGAACATAGAATTCAAGAGAACATGGCAAAATGTTTGCGTGGTAAACGTCAAGCAGAAAGACAGTATTCTCCTAGTGTAAAATATCAATGTTGGAAAGGCCAAGGCGAAACAGAGATATACATGGGCGAGAAGTCAATCAAAGCAATCATACTTAATTAATAATTACTTGCATTATTAAGTTAGCACATAATAAAAAATCTAAAAATTTTAAATACTGTTGAGAGCAGATTAACCTGAGCCAGGGAGAGGGCCATAATAGATCCTATTAGTGCATTTGCCGTAGCAACTACGGCATACAAGACAATTTCAAAAGCAGTAGCCGTTGGACAAGACATAGAAAACGTAACCACCCAGTTGGGTAAATGGTTTACTGCAACTTCAGATATTCGCAAAGCCAAAGAACTAAACAAGAAAGCACCACTGTTTAAAAAAGTGTTTGCCGCAGGTTCAGTTGAAGAAGAAGCACTACAACTACTAATGCACGAAAAGAAAATCCAAGAGATGGAAAAAGAATTACGCACTCTGCTGAACTTCCGCTATGGTCACAAGACCTGGGAAGAGATGATTGAGATGCGCCGTAAGATAGCCAAGAAGAGAGAAGAAGAGGTATATAGAGTTGAAGAGTTTAAACGTCAACTCATAGAAGCAGTCAGCATTATTGTCCTTATGCTACTGATAGCAGGAGTAGTATTAGGTACTGTATGGCTGTACATGAACAGGTAAGGAGCCGCACATGGAATACTCATTTGGAATACCCCTAAGTACCAGAACCACTGTAAATCAAGATGTAAGCGACAATCAAAGCAAATACATACGCACACGTATCAGTCAACTGCGTGAGGACATGGCCAAAGCACACGACCCAATGGATCAGCAATGGTACCAACGTTGCATACAAGAACTAGAATGGGTTCAGCAGATGAAAGGCAAACCCACGCACAACTGCTACATGAAACCCTCCGCAAGGACCTACGAACAAGATAAAATAGATTCAGATGCGAAAGGTAATTGGTTTTGATTCATGCATTCATGCTCATAGTAGTACTAGGGTCAGGTGAAGAAGCCAAGCAACAGCCTAACCCTATGTACTTTAGAAGCATTGATGTTTGTCAGTATTATGCACGAAGAATTCCCCAACAGTATGGCAACTATGGATACCGAGATCTAGTTCCCAGAGAACACAGGATCACTGCATACTGTAAACCCACCTACACCAAAGACGGAGCACACATATATGATCATTGAACTGGCCATGGCAGGCTTTCTACAATGCCACCTCGCTATTAATGTAATAGAAGATGATGT